TTAAGGCACTTTATATACAAAGTTGTGACAGCCGCCGCAATAGTTCACGCCCGGCTTATGGCCTTTATGGCATTCAGAGCAAGGAAGTGCTCCCTCATGCTGGCCATGGGGATTGACCTCATATCTGCCGTCCGTCTTTTTAATCATGACTTGGTAATCGCCGTGACAAGAAGCGCAAACATCCAAATCACCGCTGGTTTTGAGTTTGTTGTCAGGTGTATGACAATCTGCGCACTTCATACCTCTGGCAACATGTCTGTCAGCAAGATAGGGTCCGCCGTCAGCAGCAAAAGCAGTCGTACCTGCAAGGAACGAAAGAAGAAGTAAAAACAATACTTTTTTCATTGTTATCTCCGAAGAGGCAGGGGCCCCGCCCCTGCCGATTCAGAATTTATTAAAGTGTCGTATCGGGAAGGCCCGCGACATTCTTACCTACGTGACGACCGTAGACTAAGCATTCTGTCAAGTTACCGCCGCCCTGATAAACGAACTTAAGTGCGGAAGCGATTTCACCGACGCTGTAGAGACGAGGAATCGGTGTGCCGTCCCAAGCAAGGACTCTTCTGTCTGCGTCTGCTAATAAGCCGCCCTTAGTATTCGGACCACCGGCAACCAACGGCATGGCGTAGAACGGACCCTGTTCGATCTTGCCCAATGTAGCAGGTCTGCGGCCGAAATCAGCGTCTTTCTTGTCATCGCAGAATTTATTGAAGCGAGTGACTTGTTCAACCAAGTTAGCAGGAACCATACGGCCCTTGTTTTCCGGATGCTGTTTAATCTTGTTGGCAAGTTCTTCAATGGAATCAGCCTTAAGGATCAAACCGGAAGCAATCGGTTTTTCGTTCTTTTCATCCCAATCGATAAATCCGTAACCGACTGTCGAAATACCGAGACCAACCAGCGGTTTGCTTGTACGAAGTTTTTCATCAAAGATCATCCAAGACGGAGTTCTCGGATAGCTCAGAGAAGAAATATCAAATGTCACAGCTGCTTTGTAGAAGAAATAGCGGCTGGGATTATCCGTAACCTTAGTTTCAGCTTCGTAACGGTTGCCATAGTTATCAACTACGATGGAGTTGGCAGAACCGACAGCCGGAGTAATGGAGCCGATGCGCATTCCGTTGTAGCGAGTCTGGGCCGGAACGATGACGCGGGCAGCCGACTTGCCGACTTTCTGCAAACCGGCACCGGCAGCCATACCCATGGCGATACCGTCGCCTGTGTTGGAAGTCGTACCGTAGAAAGCCCATCCGTCTACACCCGGGCCTTCCAAGAAGGCCTGACGCATCGGTTTGTTGTATTCATAACCGCCAGAGCAAAGTACAACTGCTTTCTTACCGCGGAAATAAACCGGTTTGCCGTTCTGAGTAGCGACAACGCCGACTACTTCGCCCTTTGCGTTCTTCAGGAGGCTGCAGGCAGGAGTTTCATAGTAAACCTTGATGTTGTCACCCTGTTTCTTGACACCTTCTTCAAGGCAGCGCCAGAAAGCTTCACCTGAACTGGTTTCTTCCTTCGGGCTGTCAACCGATTTCTGGTTGAAGTTCTTCATACGTTTTTGATAGGTAGCGCGATAAGCGTTGTATTTGCATTCTTTAGCACCCGGGAAGTTCGGGAAAGAAGCTTTATTGAAACCGGGCTGGCTGCCACCTATGAAAGCCGGGTCCAGGCTCTGCAGGAATTCAAGGTTTGTCGGAGAAAGGTCTGCCCAAAGCTGAGCCAAACCTTCGGAATATTCAGGAATTTCGCCTTCTTCTTTCCAGTCGATGTTTTCGCCGGAGAACATAGCCTGGGCATAATCTTTCAATGCTTTCGGGTCACCGTCTTTGAACGGGCAGTGGAAAATACCGCCGGACATACGGGTGTTGCTGTAGTGATGATTCTGAGGATTCTTTTCCAGGATAATGACTTTTGCACCGTTCTGAGCTGCCACGATACCGGTTGTTGCACCGGCGCCGCCGAAACCGACGATCACAACATCAGCCTCTCCGTCCCACTTGGCGGGAAGGCCGTTCTGCGGGGCAGGAGCTGCCATTACAGGAGCGACTCCGGCGGAAACTGCGCCAGCAACTGCGCCCTTAATAAAAGAACGGCGGGATGTTACGACAGATTTGGACATATGTTTATTCTCCTTGATTAGAGGTTGAAGCCGGATATTGGCTTAACCGTCATTGAGAAAAATTCTAGATTTGGCCTTTTTTCCTTACATCGGTTGACTTACTCTTGAATTAAGAGTCCCCGAGATTTAAAATTTTTGGTTTGTCCCGGCGTTGATAATTGGAAATCAATGCTCTCCTTCCCTTCTACTCCCCTAACTAACAGTGCTAAAGATTCTTGTTGCTTGTCATCGGCCGTATCGCCTTCCCCACGAAGAACCTTATCTTCCTATCGAGGTTGGAGCACAAAAACGAGTCGATCTTCATCTTGGCGGCGTAAGAGACAATGAAGGAATCAATATCTCCCAAAAGAATCCCAACTACTGCGAATTGACTGCTCTCTACTGGGCAAGGCACAACTTGCCAGAAACTGTGACAGCCATCGGCCTGACACATTACAGACGTTACTTCGGAATTAAGAAAACTCCCGATCCTTTAGAGGGCGTCTTTTCCTTATCTGATTGGAATGAATTCCTAAAAGAGAGTCCAGTCATTCTTCCGCCGAAACGGAATTACTTCATTGAGACAGTTGAATCTCAATATGTTCATGCTCACCACAGTGAGGACATTGAAACATTAAGAAGCGTACTTGCTGAGAAACATTCAGAGTATCTTCCCGCTTTCGAAAAATTGATGCGCGGAAGGAAGACACATATCCTGAATATGTTTGTTATGCGAAGGGACCTTTTCAACCAATATTGCGACTGGCTCTTTGACGTTTTGTTTGAAGTAGAGAAGCTGTTGGATATTTCCTCCTACTCCGCTAACGATGCTCGAGTCTTCGGTTTCTTGTCTGAGCGTCTTTTGGATGTATGGCTGGAGACAAACCATATCAGTTACATTGAGAAACCAGTTATTCATACAGAAAAAATTAACTGGATAAAAAAAGGTTCTTCCTTTATTCTCAGGAAGTTAGGAATTAAGCGATAGCATTTTTACAATTCCCGACTGCGAAATTACAGAAATTCTCCTGGTTTCAACTTGCACACGGAATTTTATTTTGCTATAGTTCGCTTCCTCGGTTGCGCCAGTAGCTCAGCTGGATAGAGTACCTGGCTACGAACCAGGGGGTCGTGGGTTCGATTCCTGCCTGGCGCGCCAACACCCTTAAGCCACAGGGTTTACAGAGTGGTTAAAACTAAAACACCTCATCAAACACCACAGTGTTGAATGAGGTTTTTTGTTGTCTTACTTGTGGTTTTCTGCGCAGAATTTAATAGCTCTGTCAGCTCGGTCGACAACCTCTTTGTATCTGACTGCCAAGCGGAGACATCTATTACGTTCCCGATCGGTGTTGGTTTTGGACATTCTCTCAATGTCTGCGAGCTGGCTGCGCATCCGGTCAAGCTCATCACGAGAAGCAGACTCAGCAAGCCTAAGCTCAGATAAAGCAACTGCGTCGCTCGTCTGCTTGACTTTGAATTCCTCAATCGTTCTCTCGAGCGCTGATATTTGAGTACGGGCATTTTTGAGTTCCTCCTTGTTCTGCCCCTGATGGAAGCCGTAGAAGTATGCGGAAACGACCACAAGGACGGTCGCGATAATTCTTACCATGGGTTTGGATAATATTTAAAGAGTTGGTAAAGGAAGCTGATTAACGCGACCGCACCGTAGGCCCACGCTACCGTCGTCCATTTCTTATGCCGGGCCTCAGAGCTTAGATACTTACAGTCGTTTGTTCTTGCGTAGAATTCGTGGACGTAAAGGCAGGCATAGACAGCAACTGAGACAGTGGTTGCAACTGCGTCAAGCAGCCAATCGAATGTCGTTCTTCTTGGCCATGTCGGAAATATTGGATAACCAAACTCTATTGCAAATAAATACCAGCCGCGAAGAAGCACAAACACGAGCACTATTACGGTCAATACGGCCACTGCATAACCGATAAAAAGCTCTAGTACCGTCATTCGGTTTTGTCGTAAATCCCTATTCAACATCGGTGCTAAGACCCCCACAAAGCCGACGATAACGGCGCCTATAACTGTTATAATTTCGTTCATGGGTAAGCTCCATAAAGATTGTTAAAGGCCGCTCAGTGTTCCCGCACCGAGCGGTTTTAATTTTCAAGAAAAGAATAAATCCAATTCTCTCATCCTTCGATCTCTCAGGCCTTTCGTGACCACCGGATCATCCGGGTTGCAATACTTCGGCCACCACGTCCGCACGTTCTCCCACTCGCCTCGGTTAATCATTCCGAATAACCTGTAGGTCCGGCACTTCGTCAGGCCGAAGTTGTAGACAAAGCTCATTAGGGCAATGAACTGGTTCTCGTTGATGTCGATATGGATAAGCGTTGCAAGCTCCTCCTGGGTGCGTTGGAGGTCTCGATCTAAAAGGTCGTAGGCTTCTCTCCGAGTGACGATGTCGCCCTCGTGAACATTCCGGGCATGGCCGAATCCGATCGTCCAATGGCCCGTGGGGCACTTGTAGGCCATTGGTTTAAACCCTTCTTGTTCAGCTACAAACTCGGCGGCGATCTCAGGTGGAAACAGCATTAAATTTTGTTTTCTCATTTATGCTCCGCCTCCTCGTGCTTCTTATAGAGTTCGTGAATGAGTTTTGTATTGTTCTGAATGGCTTGCTCGTTAGCCCATATTCCTCGTTTGATATCGTCAAATATCACGTTGCGCTCGCAGTAATACCACCCTAGAAGGAAGCCGAAGCAGATTGCGATGGCGATAGCCGCTGACCTGCATAGGCGTATCGCCCATTCATTTAAAAAGACACTCATGATTTAGCTCCTAGCCTATTGTCTAAAAATTTTTTGATGTAATAAGCGATGATCCGGACGCCGAGATAGGCCGACATAAAAGACAAGCCCACGGCCGCAAGCTCATTAACGCCGTACCCTTCAAGAATCCAAAAAACGCCGATGGCAGTGACCCCGCCGGACAAAGCCTCCCAAATTGCCTCCAATACCGAGAATTCGATCGGCCGCTCCTTTCGTTTTTCTCTCCAGTCATCGACGTATCGGAGGAGTCCAGCAATCAGGCCGAGACCTCCGACACAGGCGATGAGAGTGTTGATTAAGTCAGTGTGTTTAATCATGGCAATTCATTTGCTCCTTGACGTGTTCTTTTGCCGATTATCAGTCCCCGTTTCAGAGTCATGTAGACAGTGGTTGTCAGGCTCATTGTCAAACATCCCGTAGGCGTCAACTGATACTTGACGCAAACTCGCTGAGGCTGAAATCTGTTTCCATGTCTATTTCCTTTTTAGACATGTTATGAGTGTGTTTTCTTTCAATGCGCACACCTAACGAAAAGCCCCTCGAAGTGAGGGGCGGAGTGGTTAGGTGGAAGCAGCTAGCGGATAAAGCCGTAGTTCGACATCCTTAACATGGTTTCCGCCAAGGCTGACATAACTACCCTTTGTAACGGGCATACTAAACTTGCCGCCGCCATTAGCCCACGGAACTAGCGACTGAGCCCCGGGACCAGCCGCATAGCTGGATTCATTCGTTCCGGTAAATGAGACAACAAGAACGCCGTCGTTAGGCATTACGCCCTGATAGATAGAGCCCCAATCGTCATTAACGTCGGTTCCTGTCATCACTATTGGAGAAGCTCCCCAGGCAGGTTGGGCAAAATGCGCGGCTTCGGTTTTTGTTGTTCGGGTATTCAGTAATAACTGGAGGAGCGATTTCAGCATGACGCACCTCCTGTCAAAGGATTAAAAGTCTGAACTTGCTTTGTAGAACCAAAGAGAATAATCGGTTGTACTTCCGCCACGGCACAAGAACTTAATCTGTGTCCCTTTTTTAACGTAACAACAGATCCCAGCTCCCGCGGTGTTTCCGTTAAGAATGGAAGCAAGTGCCATCTGCCCGTTCTCGACTTGGATTTCAAGAGCTGAGACTGTATTTGAGTTGCATCGAGAAGTTGCCCAGCCGTTGCACGGAGCGATGTAACTAAAGAAATCCGTGGTGCTTGTGCAAGGGATATTAATGCCCTGGTGGGTGATAGGAGCTGATTGTTCTGAAACCCATGACTTCTTGCTTTGCAGAAACTTCTCGGCAAATAATTGGATAAGGCTCTTAAGCATGACAGAGCCCTCCGAACAAAATGATTATACCCCCCCCCGACAATTGCACTGTTGCCTACACTCTTAAAGAAATAGATTGCAAGATCAGTTAAGTTGGAGCCGTAAACATAATAAACTTGTCCTTTTTTAACGGGAGCGAAACAAACATTTAAGCCCGTCGCCTCGAATGTGTTGGAAAATGATCTGAAGTCATTGGGGTCTTGACCGATCATAAGCTGAGATTTCCCGGCAGTAGCACCTCGGCCCTCCGCTTGTATGTATCCGTTATCAACAGCGACCCCGTTGTGCATACGCTGCCAAGCTATAGATTCGGACATAATGCTGGGCGTAATGTCCTGCTTACTACCTTCAGGCATTGCGCAATTAGCCGCCTCATCAGGCGTCGTTCGGCTATCGAGTAGCCGTTGAATAAGTTTTTTAATAAGGCTCATTTAGAAACCTCCTCTCATGTTTTGTCTTGCGTTGACTTTCTGCTGTAGCTCGTAAGCCAAAGCCGCGGGAAACTCAGGCCACTGGACGAACGGGAAACCCTGCGCCTCTGTTAAATCTCTCAAGGCTTGGCGATAGGTCTCAAGGGCCGTTCTGTCAGCGTCTTCCAAAGCTGAACGTTTGGCTCCTGCTGACCGTGCAACGGTGATGTCAGGCAGTTTCACATAGTCATCTGTGTCTGAGATACGGGCGTTTCTTTCCGCTTTTATCTCGTTGGCATAACGCTCTTTGCAGAAGTCATCAGAGTTTTCCGGAAGGTCTGCCTGTGTGTAATATTTCCCATCAGAGCTCTGATAAAGCTCGTCCGTAATCAACTGAGATTTGACCGCAAACTGCTGACCGGATTTGAACTTGACTTTGGCTTTACCGATCAAAGGGCGCTCTAAAACTTCGACCTTGAGGTTGTCGGCTTTCAGGTCGGGCGTTGTGAATGTGTAGAGGTCAAGACCGTATTGGAAGCCTTCAGGACGATTAAGTGCCTCGATCGGGATTTCCTCCTGAACCTTATCTCCCTTCAGATACTTCTTGTCCACCAGCGCAATAAGCGCGATAGCGCATGGTTCGACCCAAAAGTTCTGGACGTCTGATAGAGCGGTAATTCCGCCGTTGCCCATCTTTACTCCGTACTTCGCCACGGGTTTAGATAGCGCCTTGGATAGGTACTCAGCCTTGATTTCAGATAATGTAGTCATACTGCTCCTTATGAATCAGATTCGTTTTCGAGGGCGTCGATTTCGACTTGAGTGGCGCCGTTGTCTAAACAGAGTTGTTTGAGAATCGGTACGAGGTACGCTTCAATGGCCGCGCCTAAAGAGGAGGAAACCCAAGCCGCTATCGCCGAAGCAAAAGATGCGGCGAACGCTGCGGCCCATCCGATATTTGTTCGAGCTTGTGCCCGCTGAGCGTCTGTCAGGTTGTTCTGCTCTGTGTACAAAATGGCCGTCGGTGCTTCGCCCGTATCGCCTTTTGGCCCGTCATTACCCGGGTCACCCTTCAAACCGCTAGGGCCTTGAACTGAAAGTTTTATCCAATAGTTTTCGTTAGTAAGTTCTGTTCCTGCGGGTGCGGCTTTAATCGCCTCATAGACATAACCATCGGCGTCCTTCACTCGGTCAAGAATGTTGTATGCGGTCGTTGCGCTATACGTGCCTTTCCACGTGTAACGCACCTTTCCGATATTAAGTGTTGGCATAGGTAGCTTCTACCTCCCCGTTGTCGTTAATTGAAAATTCAGCAGGCGCAAGACCTACGTATTCGAGCTGAAGCATTCCCTCTCCGTTTACTTGGAACTGCCCGAAGCAAGTCGCATAAGGGCTTTGGCCCATAGGCCCCGCTTCACCGCGCTCGCCCGCGGGTCCCGGACTGCCCTGCAAACCGCGCTCACCGCGAGGGCCGCGAAGGTTCGAGACTTTTGCGCCGACAGTGGCAGTGGTTGCCGTTACCGCGGTAATCCGGAACAAGTCACCGTTGGTCGAATTAAGTACCAGGTCTCCCACCTTGGCGTAGGCGGAAGGCGTGAGATTAGAAAGCGGAAAAGTCTCCGACTCGGATACCGTCGGGCTTGTCCGGGTAGAGAATCCGGTTTGCGCCGCGATTGCTTGAATCTGCTGAAGGGTCTGCTGGCACGTGATCTTGTCGTCATTCGTCGAGTGAGCGTTGGCCTGCGCCTGGGCCGCAAGTTGCTCGATCGTCTGAAATGTTAGGACTAGGTCATCAATCTCGTCCTTTAGCGCCTTGATCTCCGCAACATCACCTTTAACCGTGTCATAAATAGCTTGGGCCTGTTGAGCATATTCGTTCGCAGTCGCCGCGATTTCCAACACCTCATTGAGAACCTCCTGCGGAGTTTTTTCTAAGGTTGATGGAACGACCAAACAGCGCCCAAGCAGATAAGCAAGCTGCTGTACAAGTGCAGTCAGTTTGTCATGGACTTCGTTCAATACATCTGGCAGAAACCGATCGTGGTTGGTCAGTGAAACTCCCTGTAAAGCCGGTATAGACGATTGAATAACGAAAACGCTATTAGCGGCTGGAGGAGAGGCGAAAATCACTACTCCCCCAGGATGGTTCTCTTGATCAGCATTCAGAGTTACAGCATAAGCGTCTCTGCTTACCTGCTCCTCTGAAAGACTGTCCGAACTGTCTGAACGGAAAACCGCAATGTCTGTGAGGGCGTTAAAGACTTTAAAGGTGAAAGGAAATTCGGTACTGACACCATTTCCTTTCAGGATGCTTGTAGCCCTTAGTTCCTTTGAGATTGTCACACTATAACTCCGAAGTTTCAGCTATTGTCAGGCAGAAATTCGTCGTTATGTAGACAGCTCTAATAGCTTGAATATCCGAGGAAAATTGATAAGGGGTTATCTGTTTTTCCTTCCTCCATCGCTTTCTTTCCGCTGATTGCTCGATTGATCGGAACTACAGGAATCGGAACAGGCGACCATTCCCCAAGCACGGTAACTGCCGCCCTTAAGGTATTCTCGTCCCAGCTGTCCTTGGAAACAGCTTGTCCCAAGCGATAAAGATCAACCACTTTGCGCAAGCCGCCCGTGCCGCTGTATCCCCGCGGAGCTTCGCCTTCTGAGAGCGCTTGGCCGAGCTCAGCCACTTCTCGCAGGCCTACAAGAAGACCTAGGTTAAAGTTGACTACACTGCCTCCGGCCTTGATAGAAGTCTTCTTTAACCAATCGTCATCGTCGCCACCGCTTACTGTAGCCTTGAGCCCTTCTCTCACAAAGGTTTCAATGATCGGCTGGAAGGCCAGCAGCGTAAGAAGATTGAGCGCCCGCTTCATGCCCTTCTGGGTATGTCCGGTCACCATGGCTATATTTAAAGCCGTGTTAAAGAACGTGTAGAAAACCGTGAAAAGTTTTGCCCACTCTCCGCCTCGTTCAATACCGGATAAGTCCTGCGTACGACCTCCGCCTTGAGCATCCGTGACCGTTCTGTCTGCGATAGCAATTGCGCGAGCTTCCGTGTTCCCCTCAGAAAGTGCCTTGTTATAAGCCCCTAGCCAAGTCGGAACATCAACCAGTGCCTGCATAAATACAATCGGCAGGTAAGCGCTTCGCATAAACTTATCCTTAAGCGCTCCGTTCGTCCCGCTTACTAGAGCTTGGATTTCGGTAAGCTCACGAAACCGAGTTCTGCTTCTGTCTGCCATTGCTTGACTCTTGCCGCAGACTTCCTTCCACTTGCCATAGGGATTAAGCATGAATTCGCCGATTCCTTTTGCCGACCATTGAGGTCCCAAGATCGTCACGGTTTGAAGCATGCCGATCGGCTGGATTAACGCAGTCACCAAATTAAACCCGATTCCAACGAGAGATACGTTCGCTCTGAGAAGTGCGGCTATTCCATCGCCCATCGATTTTTGAGAAGAAGTCCCTGCCGCAATATCTTCAATCCATTTACGGATAGCCCCCTCTGCCTCTACGCCCCAATAGTCTCGGATGGTCTCTCTGAGTTTCTTTTGCCGGAAAATTTTGTTGGTATCTGCCAACCACTCCTGCCAGCAGAGCTCATGAATTTCAGCGTCAAGCCCTTCGAAAGCAGCTCTTAGGGTTAGAGAAAGCGGACGGTCATAGACGTGGGCCAAGCGCTTCTCTAAAAATCCTCTTCTTGCGGTTCGGCTTGAGTGAGCACCGTCCATAAGCTCTTTGGCGGCCTGCATATCGTTTTGATCTTGAGCCTGGAAGGAGGCCTTTTTGTCGTACTGAATCGGATAGTAACCGCCCTTTAAAGTAACTTCTTGGCCATCAGCTAAAGTGACGGTCAAAGCCTGAGGCTCAACTCTTACCGGAACTCTTCCGTAAACACGCCGCTCTTTCTCTGCAATCTGCGGCCAAAGCTCGTTAAAAACATCCCACACCTTTTGAACTGCGGCAAGCTCCTCAGCGCTTAACGCTTCCCCGATCAAGGCAAAGATCTGCTCCTTTGTCCACTTCTTTCCGCCGGACCAAGGGGCGCTCTCGGAGCCGTCGATCAGCCTCTGCAAGTTTTCTTTGTTGCCGGCGTTCAGCGCAATCGCTCTCACCTGTTCCTGAGAAAGATAAGCACCCACGGATTTGAAGTACCGCTTAACTCTATCTTTTCTCTTAGTTTGGAGAACTTTGGTTGCGGCAAAGAGTTTAACTGCGTACTCGTTTTTCAGCTGCACTTCCTTAGTCCCGCAAGAGTCGGCTCGTGAGATAACGTAGTCAAAGAATTTGCCGAACCTCGTACCTTCCATGGCGGCAAGAAGGGAAGGGATTCTTGCGTGCGACATGCCAATTCGTTCAAGCTGTTCTTTAAAGCGAACCCACGGTCCCGTCTCTTCCGTGTGCCGTACACCTTCCCTACCACGGAATTGAGCGTTTTGGACAATCGCACCGCTTAGCTCACCAACCACTTTCGAGAGCTCCTGCGCCTGTTCTCCATCCAAAATCTGCTGCTCTTTCCGTCCTGCCCGGTAAAGGTCTCTGACTGCCTGAGCCGCCTCTTTCTGAAGCGATCTGCTCATCTCCTCAAAAGGCTTCTTGTTGTTGGCAAAGATCATCCGATGATTGATCAGGCGCTGTTCTAGGCTGGGATCAATCGGGGGAACAGTCTTTTCTTGGTTAAAAAGAGACTCCAAGAATTCTCTCAGGCTCAGCTGATGGCCTTCTCCGAGCTGACGGGATGTGGAAATTCCCATATTTTCCAAAAGGCGCTGGATCGTAACGAGGTAATCTGTAGACAGCCCCTCGATCTGATTCTTACCGACAAGCTTGTTAAAGAATTTAACGTCTTTCTTCCACGCCTCGACCGCTTTTTTCGCCTCTATTGCAAGGCATGTTTGGTATAGTTCCTGACGCTTAGCGCGAATTGCGCCTTTGATGTCGCCCTCCTTTTGCAGACGCCGTGCTTCTTTAGCCCGAAGCCCAGCCGCCGTTCTGAACTTTTTCGGGTCGATGTCTTTCACCCTTAGGCTGAGAATTTCCTGCTCCGCCATCTTCTCGAAAATATCGATATCGAGTCTTCCAGGCGCGGCTTTTTCCATGGCGGAAATCTCCGTGGCAAGAAGCCGCTTTAAGCTCGGATTGAAGATTGCTTCGTCGGCAGTTCTTTGGATTTCCTCTTCGGTGGCGAGTTCGCCATGCTCTGCATACATCCTTTCCTGAGTTGCCGCTTGTACGGCCTGCTCAAGATTAGGTGCGGTTACTAGAGCTTGAGCCAGCTCAGCCAAACATTGGTAGCCATAAGCCTGAGCTGTCTGCTCTCCAAATTGCGGATCGCCGTCTCTTCCGACAAGACCCTCCGTTACTAGACGCTCGATACTCGCATCATCCACCCCTACCGCTTTTAGCTCGCTTGGCGTGAGCTTGGCAGAAATATGAACTCCGTCTTTATCCTTCCCGTTCTTTAAAAAGTCCCATACCTCGTAAATTGGAGTTTTAGAAAGATCTGAACGAACCTCAGACTCAATTCGTTTACGCTCGCCTTCGGACTTTTTGCGAAGCGCGTCTAGCGTTTTTCCTCGGAGATTTGAAATGAAAGCCATATCACGCATGCCGCGGGCCCGCATGTATTCAATCGCCTCGGCATCTGTCTCTCGATACTGCTCCACATAATTCAGCCACGCTTCCTCTGTGAAACCTGACTCAGCGAAGCTCTCAAACATTTTGAACATGCCTCTGCGATAGCGAGCCTCTTGCACTTGCTCCGTAGAAATAAATAACTGATCAAAAAGTGCTCGGACATCATCGCTCATCTCTACGCCGGGAATATTTGAAACTACGGTGTAGATCGAACGCAGCCACTGGGAGAATCTACGAAAGACTGCACGCAAGCCCCTGGTGGGAGCGTTGCCTTCAAACAGGTAAGCCTCGTAGTGTCGAGCGAACTTCTCATGCATCGGGCGACGCTCTTCAAAAGAAAGTTTTTCCCATGAAGAAAGTGAATCCACTCCCAGCCATTTAAGTGTTGCAAGGGTTCGATCCAAAACTCGCTTTTCACCGGCAGAAAGCTCGCCTTTTGTCTGAAGCTTTTTACTGATATCGATCAGCATGTCGAGGTAGAAGTGGCCGCTTTCGTGCAGGAGTGTGGACTGGTCTGCGCTGAACCATCGGACGATCGTCTTAGAGTCCGGGAAGTAATCACCCATATTGCCCTGTGATAAACTGTCCTCGTTGTTCAGCGCGGAAGGAGACGCCTTCCCATAATCGGCAGAGCGGCTCACAGGAATCTCTGTTGGCTGAGCCGTCTTCACTTGTGGTTTTAGAGCATCTTTGTCCTTTCGTGGTATCATATCGGCATAGGACGAAGAGTCGATTGCCTTTTTCAGGTGATTATCATAGCCGTGTACCGTCCCTGTGGACGAGCTCGTTAAACTAGTGAGAGGGAGGTTCCTCACAGCGGCGTACTCTCCGTCCTTATTATTTTTCTCGGCCAAAAATCTATTTTTCTTCAGCCAAGCTCTGTACTGACCTTCTGTTCCTGTGAAGGCGGTCGCCAAACCCAATCTTAGTTTTTCTCCTTTTCGATTCGCATTGTAAGTTACAAGGAAAACCGCAGACAGCCACTTTCCGTTTGGTAGTTTTTTACTCATCCAAACTCTGTCTCCCCATCTACCGCTTCCTATAACTTCAGCTTCCAATGGCAGATTCATTACTTCTACCCATTCCTGAGTTGAAAGCTGGTGCTTTTTAGCATGGTTCCCTCTATCTTTGTCCATTTGGATTTCCGTGCTCGCTACAGGAACTTTGAAGTTCTTTTCAATGAATTCTCCAACCCCTTGCGCCACGTTGATCTTTTTAACGAACCTTGCCCTAACGGAATCCTCCAAGAACTCCCCAAAGGTTTTATCGTAGATTAGAGAAGGCATATGCAATGACTCACCTTGAACCTGAGCGTTTCCGTCGAGGACTCTCTTTAAGCCGTGCTCTGCCCAAACCACCTCCGGGAGAACTCCTAAATCTCGAGCAAGGTTGTTGACGAGCGTACTTAACACAGTAGTAATCGCTCCTTGTTCTGCTTTCGTGGCGCCTGAGTTCTCCATAAGAGAGGCAATGTCTTGGCCGACACGTTTAGAAGATTCTCTAAATTCTGAGTCATCTTTCTTCAGTGCAGTTTCGGCCTCTTGCCTTGCCATATCCATGATCTCTTCCTGCACCTCTCGAGCTTGGTGCAAAGACATCTGACCCTTCACTCGGACAAGTTCAGCTAAGGGCTGATTCAGTTCAGAGGTTGCAACTTTGGTTGTGAACTCCCCTACAGGGATCGCAATCTCCGAGCCTTCCTGAACGGCCTTAGTAATCTCTTCCGCTCGTTCGGGAAGCAGCTGAATCAGCTTTGTGTCTAGTCCTTCCTGGTGCAAGGATTGCCCGTCCAACAGCACATTTCGTTTATCAGGCCCCGCATCCTCTGCCACGGCCTCGATATATTCGGCCGCCGTTTGAGGATCCCGTGCGATGAGCTTAGAGGCTTGAGAGTACTCTCCAAGTTTCTTAAAGGCCTCTGCCGTTGCCTCGGCCCTAGCCTGTTCTATAGAAGCCCCCTTAAGGCGTTTAGCTCCGGCAGACAAGACTTCAATCGGAGCCGTAAAACCTTCTCCGGCAAATTCAGCGACCACGTCTCCCCAATTGGTAATCTCTCCCTTGGCTAGGAGCTGACCGCTTGCCTCACCTGCTGACCCTAAAGCTCCTTGAATCGGAGTCTGCACCGCCATGTTCGCCATCTCTTTTGCAAAAGGCGAGGAGATTCTGCTTTTGATAAAAGCCGGCAATGCGAGCTTTCCAGCCAGTCCTGCGCTTAGCCCATCGAAAAGAGCGACTCCGGCTGCATGACGCTCGGCCTCCCCTTCTACGTTTTCATAAATTCCGCGAAGCTTAGGATCGGTCATAAACTTAAATATCGAAGCTCCGTTTTGTACGTTGACAGCGTTCTCAGCCATTCCGCTCATCATGCCGGAAGCCTTGTCAAGACCGTAGGAGTAGGCGCCGGAAAGACCGCCCATCAGAGCCGGCGCCGCGGGTCCGGCGAAAGAGGACGCAGCGAGTATTGGAAGCATTGGAGCGTATTGCACCAGAGATTCGGGGCCGATATCTGCAATGATGGATGGGTTTGAAAGGATAAGTTCAATGGCCTCTCCGGCTGTCTTTGCTTCAGAGAGTTTTTGAGAAGCCTCGTTATGCGGATACAATCCGCTCATTGAATTGTTCCAAGCGGTGTCCTTTAGCGCTTGAGAAAGTTCCTCCTGAAGCTTCGTGCGAAGCGCCGGAAGGCCATGCTCAAAAGCCACTCGGTGCGCCTCTCCCGTCGGATCGTCTTCTGAGCCGAACAGCTCTTCCGCACTCGCTCCTTGCGCCAACTGCTTCTCAGTATTCTCCAGCTCAAGAAGCTGGGAGCGGATTCTTTCTGCCTTAGCTGCGTTGCCAAAAATCGGCATTGCATTCGCAAGCCCATATCCGCCTCGAGCGGTTGAATTTCTTGTTGTGGACAAGGCCCCGTCAGCCTTTGCAGGTGCGCCCATAATCTTCCACCACAAACTCTCAAGCGAGAATGTGGTAGGCAGATCATCCTTCGTCAAATTAGCAAAATCCACCTCTCCGGCTTTTCTGAGATACACGGGTGTCGCCTCTTTCAAAGCGTCCTGAGCGTAAAAGTTATCTACCTCGGCAGGCGTGAGACCGTCAGCCATTTGCGGCTCAACATCAAAGTCACGTGCTTTCCTGAGGCGTGCCGCCGTCTCTTCGGGGCTCTCTTTGGAAGCCATCGCCGAAGCCAGACCCTCCAAGGCTTCCGTGCGGTTCTTTTCTGCGTAATAGTCCTTTAAAGAGTTAGACGGCATTAGTAATCTCCTTGAATTGCGTAATTCGGTGTTGTGCTTTCGAGCGATATCCCTTTCATCCGAAGCGTCAGATATTCTTTAAAAAGCTGGGCGTTAGAAAAGCGTTTGCCGGGATTGCTTTGCCGAATTGCTTCGGCATAGACTTCAGGAACTTTTCCGTTCATGGATGTAAACCAATCGGGGTTTCGGCTAATCATGATGTGGTACAGCGCTTCCTGCACCTCTCCGTCTGTCGCGTCCCGATTAAATCCGGCCGCCTTAATTCTCTGGTTCGCATACTGCTTGAGTTGGTAGAAAGCGTCCAAGTTTCCGTGGTTCGGTGAGTCACTGGCTTTAAGCTCCATCAGACCTTTCTGGCTATCAAAGATAAAGCCGTTTATGTCAAAGCGGCAGGCCATAAGACTTTTAATAAACTCGTTCCTTTCTTCCTCTGTAAGCTCTCGTTGGCGTTTGGTCTGCTCGACGTTAATGGCCTTTTGAAGTTCCGACAGTAATGCGCCTGCCTGCTCTTCACCTAGATCCTTAAACTTCCCACTGGTAGTCCTCAGATACGATTTGATGTTCTCCAGCTTGGCAGTTTGATATTCCGGCAAGCTCTGCCCATTTGCCGCCACCATTCGAGCTTCCGAAGCCTTATCCTGCGAAGCTCCTTCTTGCTCGTGCATTTTCAGCCACTTTGTATCCAGGGCGTCCCATTGCTCAGCTGAGAGCCGGATCCTCATACCGTCAAGCTGTTCCCGAGTGAGGTTATATAGTTCCGTCGGGCGGACGTCATAGTGGAGGAAGAGTTCCTTATCTCCGCTCGTGTCCCCAATCTGAATCTTATGCGCCCAACCGCGCAGTTCGGCTTGAGTACGAGGGTTCATCTGCGGCAAAAGCTGGAGCATGCGTGGGTCTTGTAGATTTCCCCGGGTCTCGGACAAAACATTTATCCCACTGTTTAGGAGATTTGTTTGCTCTTGGACATAGTCTTCGTTATCCCTTTGCTGGGCGACCACCATAGCGTTTACGATCTTCTCTCGTGTTTCGGGATTGTCTCGCGCTTCGACAGAGACAGGCGAGCCGTCCGCCAAGGCCGCTTCCTCCAACTCTTTACGAGTCCGAGTCTTGCGTAGAGCTTGAAAGTATCTCGGGTCACCCGGAGCAATTTCTTTACCGTCGCTTCCGTGTGCTACTCCGCCAAACTCTTTTTGCACCCAGGAGGCGGCCTTGTTTACGTAGCCCACTGCGTCCTTCCCGGCTAGCGCTCTGTATCCGAGTTTCTTTGCTCTGGCCCGATGTTCTTCAGTTCCGAAGTACTTCCTCCAGCCTGAGCCGTTTCCCCCGTTTTCCTTGTCCATAAGCACTGCTAGGTTCACGTTCCCACGACCGGCGTTATATGCAGCCGCCGCTTTAAGCAAATCCCCTTCGTAGAACTTGATATGATCGGTGATGATTTTGATTCCAATGCGTTCATTGAAGGCCGGATCGTATTTGATCTTTTCCTGAACCTGAGCTCGCGTAAGCTTGTCACCCAAAGCTTGAGAGGCTTCATAGGCCGCATCTCCGCTCACTTGGAACTTTCCATAGCAAAAGTCTCTCGCGCTCTTGGGTGTCTTGCCGTCCGAGTATCTGCCGATCAACACTTCGTCGTCATAAATGATGTTGCCTTTGTCATCCTTTTCTATCTTTCCGTTCTCGTCTCTGCGAGGAACCTGTTTGAACTGACGGTTTCCTGACTCCTGCCCGGATATGAAGCCTGTTCCGAATTTAACCCCGAGTCCTTGGATTCTTTCTTCCGTCAGCGGACCGGCCAAAGCAGAGGCCATAAGTGTCTCCGGTGTGTTCTTATTTCTTTCTCGATCCCGCTTTACGACTTGGTCGATTTGGTAGCCCTGGGAGGCGGAGCGAATAAGCTCTCCGTACCGTCTTACCGTCTCCGGGGTCATGTAAGGGGCATAAGTACGAAGAAGGCCTGAAGCTTGCTCAGCCACGGCTGGATTCTTTTGAGCTTGGAAAAGAAGTGTATCCAAAGCGTTCCCTACGGCCTTGGAAGTCTCTTCGTTCGTTTTTACCAAAATCTCCTGCTCACTCCAGCCGCCGATTCTTCCGGCCTCCTTTGTCGCAAGCGAGATATCTTCAATCTGCGCCCCAAGCATTCCCGGGTTATCCGCATACAAGCCCGCAGCTCTTTGCGCCAATGCAATTCTGTTGTTGATAGAGCTTTTCTGATACTCCTGTTGCTGCTGAAATGCATGCCCCATCACCTGGTCATAATTTCCGTTATAGAGATAAAGAGCCTTTCGGTTAAAGAGCTGTTGTTGTTCAGGGGTTAAAGACTTAGCGATCTCTCCCCCATAGCGTCGAGCGTCTTTATCGACCCGATCTGCCAGGCCTAATCCGCTCTCATCCCTTTCTAAAGCGGCCCTCTCGCGTAAGCTTCTCCAGCCGTCGTTCTTGCCATCTTCGCCAAATTCTTTTTGGATCATGTAGCGCTTTAAGTCAGTCAGCGCGTCGTCCACGCGGACGTTGTCCTGCTCAGCCTTAAACTTTGCCGCAAGACGCAAAGCCGGATTGAGATCAACCTTAGGCTTGATGAGTTGGTTGCCGTAATCCGTAAAGCCCATCGTTACGGGCTGATTGTTCATCAAAAGCTGAGGGCCGCCGTATGTAGGAACTTTTGCCATTCTTATCTCCCAAGGCCTAGTCCGAATTTGCCGTTAAACATGTACCAGTTGCTCGCGACTTGAGTTGCTCCGCTAAGACCCGCTCCTATGGCCGCAACCGGGGCCAAAGAACTGTTGGTACTGCTCATCGTCTTTAGCGCTCCGCTCTGAGCACCGTATTCCAAAGACTTACGGTTGTAGCCCCAGGCCGCCTGCATTGCATTGAACTTGGCCGTCCAGACATCCATTTCTTTATCAAGGTCTGTATTGGCGGCAACTTCAGCCACGTTGCCTAGGCCAAGAGCAACCCCATTGGCGGCATAGCGCGCCCTCTGGGCTCCCTTGAGTTGCCCTGCTCTGCGCGTAATCTGAGCGACCTTCTGCTCACCTTGTCGATAAGCTGTCTCAGCGCCCATGCGCATAATCTCGGCATTGTCCCGTGCGATCTGAGCCTGCTTTTTCTGTACATAAGCGGTGGTCTTAGCGCCAACAAACGCAGAGTAAATTCCTCCAATCGCCTGACCTATGGATGCTCCGAGCATGATTCCGTTCAGTCCACTCCCCACCGCGGATGTGCTTTCAGGAATCGGGTTAAGAACTCCGAGCCCGTCCGGACCAACGGGAGCGCATCCTACGGAAGCCATGTGCTCTCGTAGCGCCGGTGTCATATTCGTTAAAGAAGCCATGTTTATTCCTTTACTGTGCTAGATCGCAGGTAATGCCAACAAGCGTGAGAGGCAGAGGGTCTTTTTGCCGTAGAACGAGTTGTCCTGAGGCGTTCCAGGAACCCGGCAGCGGCACATCAATCTCGGTACTCAGTGGCTCGGGCGGCTCTCCGTAAAGCTCGTCCAGCCTCTGCTTAGCCTCTGTAAGGTCTTCAAAATTCGGTCCTACGAAAACCCCGCTGGACTGATACACCTGCATCCACACTCGATTGATGTTCTTCTGATGCCCTCGTCCAAATGAGCCGTCTTGGAGATTGACGATAAGCGGAAGCGTCTGAATTTCGGAGGTAATAGGAAGGCCGACTTGAACTTTTTTCGCAGGAACTTCAAGCGTAATCTTCCCGTTCCTAACCACTTCCCGCGGCAGTACTGCACCATCTGCAAGGATCGCTACTTCACAGCCCTCGAGATAACCAAGGCCTGAAATTGTTTGAGTTTCCTGTCCTTCATAAGTCGCCCCCGCATCCACGTGGAAACAGTTTTCAAGACCGTTGTAAAGACGCTCGTGCATGCGTTCGATAAAACGCACGGTTGCCCCGTTAATCGTTCTGCGCACGACCGCGTACAAAATATCCTCATCCCCTTCAGGAACAACCGCCACAGACTCAAAGGCCCCGTTTATAGTGTCGTGCCGGTGCCAGGCGCTCACAGCTTGCTCAGGCATATATGTAAGCCCGAGCAGAGAGCCGTCCGTCATCGCGCACCAAATGATCGGATGGGGACTCAGCGCAAGCGCCATGTCTTTTACCCTCGCACGCTCAAAAAGATGCGGGGCAAAAACGCAGAGATCGTTGACAGCAAAGCCTCCCTGCTGCCAGTTGTAGCCCATTTCAATGACATGACCGCCTCGTTCGGAGGCGTAGATAAGATTTGATCTGATTAAAAGCGGCTGAACCTCGGAGGCGCCTTGGTAAACCTGAGGCTTCGCAGAGACGGACTCAGGTGTTATTACATCCGAGTTGGCCGGAGACAGTCTGAAAATTGCGCTTTCGGACAATGCTAAAAGCTGAGATAAGGGAGCTAGATGCTTCAGCCTTGAAACCTTCTGAGCCGCAATCTTGAACTTGATGCGGTCGTCATCTACTACGGGGATGTGGTAGGCCATATCGGTTTCCGTACCGGAGCGCGTCATCCATACAAACTGAGGGCGCTTGACCGTCCCGGCGAAGCACCGCCTCTGCTCGAAGTAAGCCACTGCGCTTGGATAGTCGCCCGGCGTGAACATAGCGTCGTACCGAGGCGGAGTGATGCCGTCGTCAGCATCTACTCGGTTATCTTCAAAACTCGTTCCTTCCGTTTCTCCGATATAACCAAAAACCCCGGCCGTGGATTTGTAGACCCTGTAGCGGGCGGCTCCCGAGACCGGAGACCATGTAATCCGATTTAGTGCGTTATCCCACCAAAGGTTGCAGCTAACAGAGGCGGCCGCACTAGGAGCGCTTTCTCTCTGCCCTTCGTCTGAATCTTGGACGGCTGTCACCTTGTACTTATAAGTAAAGCGGCTGTCGGATTCGTTTCCGTTGGGAACGTATTCAACAGAGACATTCCCCGGAGGGCTCAAAGGAGAGTTAAACGTCACGTCTATTAACCGCCAGTCGTAAGCTCCGTATCGGCGCAATTCTTTTACCGGATAGTGCGGATGCACAAGCGTCATCACGTCAGCCGACTGCGCATAGTGAATCACGAAAATATCGTCTGAGCTGTAAGGTGTGGCAATCTCGTAAGGTGTCCCGTTGGCATTCAAAAGGGTTCCGCCTCGAGAATGAAAACGAATGTACTGATGACCGAATTCAAGAATCATCGTGTCCGTCGAAGAAAACTCAAAGGCTATTAGGCGTGAAGGTCTGTCTGCGTGTTTGGCTTGTCTCACAAACGCAAACCCACTGCGATTTTGTACCGGTCCCTGAGGTAAACAGATAAAGTTCCTACAAACGGCTAGACCCGATCTGTACTTATCGTTGTCAATGCGGCCGTACATGGAAGGAGAGACTTCGCCCGTAAAGGACGACTGAAGTGTTCTTATCGTCATACCTACCTCACGACAATCCACGGAGCGACATGACAGATAGGCTCAAAGTGCTGACCCGCGTCCTTTTTCATCGCTTCCCCCAAGGCTTCTCTATATTTCGCTGTAAGGGCGGCGGTGATTTGCAGTCCCTCTTTTCCTTTGATCAGAGAACCAGCCAGAGCCTGAGCAAGGTGCCACGCTAAAGCGTCAACAAACAGCGGCGGGAAAGAACCGACTCCGGGCTCAGCCATAATGTACTGAATCACCGGGGTCGGACAGTCCGTAAACAGGGCTGGGGAGCCGTCAAAGCGCTCCACGGCAAAGGGTGGATTCTGAGGCCACGGCGCCCTTTGAACCGTGCTTGGGCGCACTGAAATGACCCTTTGGCAATCGCTAGGTAAAGCAAAAAGGCCTCTCCAGCCGTGCAGCTCTTTTGTTTGGATTTCCGCCAGCGCGGCTCTCCTGGTGGCAAATCTCCAGTCGTGTGCCTCCAGGAGAATTCCAACGGAGACCGGATAAAGTGTCGCGCAAACCTTCGCGTGCACACTGCCCTCAGGCGGATCGATATTCGTGATCGATCCCGCTTCTCCCACTCGAGTAAGTGCAAGATTACAAATACTGACTTTACTTGCCATAGCCGTACCTTTAAAAAAGGGCGCTTGCTAGGAGCGCCCAAAACTTCAACCTCAAGGAGAATGACTCAAAAGTTACTTACTCGATTTGTTTAGACGGCGCCTCTTTAGCCGCGTACCAATTATCGTGACTCATGGAGACGAAGGCTCTGACTTTGCCTTTTGTTGGGCTGCCGCCGAACTTTGCCTGAATAAACTGAAGTGTTTTCTCAGGAATAGGCAGAGCAATTTGCGTACCGGCCTCGGGCGCAGTCAGCGTCTCGGATGTCACGGCTTCTTTGAATGTTCCGGCGGCAGTATCGCAGTGAGCAATTCCGAAAGAAATTGTGCCGGTCACATCTTCCATAACCTGGAACACTACTGAAAGAATTCGATTCATGCCCGGGGTCGGATCGACTTGACAAAGATCGATGGTGTTTGCGGAAGCAGCGGCCGCTGTAAGGTCCTGCCCTGCATCCGGTGTGAGCATTAACAATGCGTCTTTAATCATTTCTAATCTCCTGTTCTTTCACTTAGTCTCCGCCGCCTTGACCCTCTTGATCGCCTTGGCCACCGCCGGTTCCGGTTGTCTTAGCAGGGAACGGAACCCGTTTTTCTATCGGCGCTAACGCATCCACAATGCGGATGGGAATACCTGCGTACTTCAAAACCGGATGAGCCTGAGATACCTGATCCAAAGAAAGCTGAACGTTTCTACGGTTCATGCACTGGGCTTCCAGAGCGTTTCGAACTTCTCTGTTACAGTAGAAGGCAATACGTCCGGTATTCTGATTCGGAAGCTTGTTCTTTGCGGTCATCAACAAGCGAATCAGATCTGTACCGCCGTCGTTTTGCGGATCGTCCGTAAGTTTTTCCTGATCGATGTTGGCGATACGAACAACGAAGCGCCAATCTCGAAGAACAAGGCCGATATCCCAGTCGTACTTAGTACCCAAGCAGAGATACTTTCCGCCGTCTGCGTCCGTTGTCAGATACTCTCCCAGGTCCTGATGAGAAAGACCGGCTCGGGATCCCTTCGGGTAAGTTGTAAACAAGGTACGCGGAGACCAACAAAGCAGCCAAATGGATGTTAATTTGTTGCCTGTGCCGCCTGCGTCAATGACGTTCTTGGCGTTTTCAGCCTTCTTCGGGTCACCTGTGCAGTAGCGGGGACTCAAACCAAGAATCTGTTCGACACCCGTCTTATCGTTACCGTAGAGAACGGCTCTTTGAACTTTTTGAGACATTGCTTCAATGAAGGCGGAGTCTTCTGTCAGACGCCACAGGCCGGACCATCCGTTGATCTGGGCAAGCTTCTTGTCAATTTCGGACAAGGCAGAAAGCATGCCGATCGAGTCTTTGATCTGCGCCGTTGTGGACTTGGAAGGCTGAACACCGTAGTTCAGTAAGCGCCACGTCACTTCAGGCAAACCCGTTCTAACTGTCGTGAGATGCTCGGTCACACCGTTGGCTTCAATCGAAGTCATATCAGGTAGCATCTCGTTGGTCTCGGTCATCATTTCAATGATTTCCGCATCAATCTTCTTGTTCCCGTCCAAACGGGAAACGACATCTGCCAGTGTCGGATTAGAGGTATTTAATACGCCCATTTATCACTCCTGTTTAAGTTAATTACCAACGCATCGGAGAATTCGGATACATGTCCGCAAATCCGTTGTCTCGGGGAGTTGGAGCACCTTTGACACCGGAGTCCTGTGAAGTCATCTTGCCGATGCGGTAGAACAGACGAATGACTTCAGGGTGATTGCAAAGTCCTGAATTGTTCAGAATCTCTCTGAGCTCAGGAGTTGCGAGTTTTTGATATGCACTGACCGCAATACCTTTGTTCGCTTCAAAAGAAGCACCGCCATATTCAGGATCGGCTTGCGAGGCCTTGAGCCAATCTCCGGCTTGACGAACCAAGTCAGCTCTGAGCTTGTTTGCCACCGACGGGGCCAAGGAATCCAAAACTTTCTGAGCCTGTTCTTGGGAGAGACCGGCCTCACGAGCAGCATTTGAGAACTGCTCTATGTGCGTCGGATCGATAGCCGGATTCTCACCAAAGTTGAAAGGTTCGTACTTTTCAGGAGCGGTACTCTGCTGCTTGGGTTCCTCCGTAGTTTGCGGATTTTCAGTATTCACTTCGCCCAAAGCATTCGGCATCCCGTCGCCTTTCGATGGATTGGGCTGAGAGGAAGCCTGCTGACTTTCACCTTGAGTCTGCTGACCTTCCGTTGCCGCACCTTGGGTTTCTAGGCCTGCCGGGCCAGCCTGAGTTTGTTCATCTGCCATTTTTTCTGTTCCTCTGTCATTACAAAATACTGTTGTGGGCAAAGCCGCTGAATCTCACCTAAGAGCCAATACCCTGCTTGTTTCTTTCCCTCTTCAAAAGCCATGTTCATTCCGGGATCAGTCGCCTTTGGATTGAATGTTGAAAGAAAAACGCCCGACATTCCCAAGAGCCTCCAGGTAAAACGCCTTCCTTGTTCTGTACTCATGAGCGCCTCAATGTCTCTATCAAAAGTCTCTTGCTCTATCTGCGCATAACGCTCCTGCTCGCGCTTGAGCTGTTCCTCGTCATAGAGACCTTGAAGCGGGTCGTAGCCTTCCTCTTCCATCAATGAATCAGGCTCCATGTAAAAGCGACGACAAGAACCGATAGCCAAGTCATGACTACCCACGGAAGAACTCGTGCCCAAAACCGCAAGCTCCCTTGGTCGTCCAACATCAGCTTTTCCATAAGCTTCCTCATCTGTTTTGATATAATCATCCTCATGGTCGATGTTTTTTAACTCCCTATCGATCACCGCCGCTGACTGATCCTCAGCGGCATTTTTATTGGGTTATCGAATTAAGCTCCAAACAAATGCCGCTTCGATAACAACCACCATCCAAAGAGCGCACTGCGCCCACATGCGCATTCGCCCTTTCTCGTTGAACAGTAGTTTTTCCATAATGCTTATCGCTCGCTCAGGTATAATTACTTTCATGTCGAGATTCTCTTAACGTGGTTCTCGATACCGCCGCTGACTAGACCCCAGCGGCATTTTTATTTCTGACCATTATCAGATAGATTTTTCTCGTTATGTAGACAGCACAAAGCCCCGACTGGCGGGGCTTCTGAAAGGCTGAGTGCTTTCTAATATCCGGCAAATGCGCCCATGATTTCGTCAGGTGATTGGCTTTGAAGACTGTCTGCGCCAATTCCTAAATTTTTCGCGACGTTGGCGCCCTGCTGCATCATAGCCATTTGCTGAGCGGCTTGTTCCTGCTGGGCTCTTTGCTGACGAATCAACGTTACCTGTTCGCCTGAAACAATAAAGCGGGGATCAATACCCAATGCATCCGAGTAGTAATCCACCCAAAAGTCGCTGTTGAACTTATCCAGCATGTCCGGTTTCATTCCGGCAAGCACACCCAAATTCTGAGTGAATCGGTCGATGGAATTGGTTGTAATCGCTTTCTGAGCCTGAGCAAGGATAGAAATAAATTCGACATTAACCGGCGCCCCTTGGAGTTCTTCAGGAATTGGAGGAAGCATATTGGTTTCCACCATGCGCTCAAATGTCAGGGCAATCAACGGATCCAGAGCCTCTGAATTCAGACGTTCGAGGACGGGACCCATAAGAATCATCTTCTCTTCGTGGCGCTCGGCAACCTCGGTCGCTGTCATCGTTTTGTCAGTCGAGTTTGCCATCATCATGAAGATGTCACGATAGAAAGTCTCGTTGATGCGCTCCCGAGTATCTTGAATATCCTGCAAAAGAAAATCCAGACGCAACGGAACTTCAAAAGCCGAGCGAATGTTCTGCGCCTGCGCCGCATTACTGTAGTACGTAACACCACCGGGAAGGATATTGGCGCCGGCATTTTTCAATTCCGCAGGCATGATGACAGGCGGATTAGTCTGATAGTCAATCGCCTGAGACTTTCTCTTTTGTTCCTGTTGGAGCTGTTTCAGATCCCCTAGAGCTTCCATGCCGGGAGAGTTTCCATAGATATCTCCTCCGGTTACAGACCAACGAGCACACAATGCAGGGAAGTTTCTAAAGCCTGTTTCCCGCAAAACCTTATCCTCGGAGGACTCGACCTCAAAGTACACGCTCCGCCAAGGCATGTTTTTGTTGTCACGCTTATGCGGATCGTAATGAAGTCGGGGCTCAATTGCGTTGATGACATGCACCCAGTCGTCCCGCTTTCCGTCTTGATAACGCTTGCGCACCGAGTCGCTTACGTTTTCCAGTCCGAACTCTCCTACCAGCATCGAAACCGTCATTCGAAATTCTCGGTAAAGGGTATCTACTTGACCCCGAGAATCTGTCGCAATCGCAAACTCACCGATTGTCAGAGGCATACAGTGAATCACACGCTCGTAATCATCAAGGATAATGGTTGCACTCGTACCAAAGGCACCAAGCTCCTCATAGGCCATTTGAAGGGCTCTATAAACATTTGATTTATAGAACACCATTTGCATAAGACTTGTGACCTTGCTCATCCATGCCTTAACCTCGTAACTCTCGTCAAGCTCAGGATTCAAGGTCGTCAGCCTGAACCAAGGACGCGCAGGACTTGTCATGCCGCTCATCATCCCGCCGGAAAGCGTTCTCAGCGCTCTGGTGCCGGTATTATCCAAGATTGCTCGGTAAGCATTACGATTGCCCTTGTTGTTGCCGGAAGGCAAAAACCGTCCCGAACGAGGCAGAAGCACTTCGCTGATTTCTCTCCAGTGCGGCATCCAGGTTGAGCGCTCTGTCTTTAAATCCTCCCAGCGGCGCCGGACCTGCGTCTTCAGGCTTTCCATCCGGTTATCCTCCTAAAAGGCTCGTGCCTTTTCCGAGCTTGAGCTGATTCGGATCAACGCCTAAAGGACTGGTAAGAAGGGTCGATCCTGTTTCACTTCCTGTGTTTCCTTCAAGAATCGCTCCCACATCCGCCTGATTTTGATTCTGCCTGGCAAACTCAGACTTCTGCTGATTCAACGCTTTGCGGCTTGCCTCTGCCTGCTGATTGGCTGCTGACTTCTGCGCTTTGCTTGACTGATGAGCCGAGTACATCGACGCACCTGCCCCTATAGCCGCAGAGGCAACGGAAGCTCCAATAACCGTAGCAGTTGTTACTCCTGACATAATTCTTCTCCCTGTAACACATCATCCGTAAATTCTTGACGCGCTTGCTCCAGCGACTCCGCTTTGGTAGCAAACGACATAATTAACTTTGTAGGGACGAAAGTCCTAAACACGGTTTTTCTTCCGGCCGGAGACGTAAAGCACGCGACACCGTCAGCGACAGAAGTGCCGCCGTTTACTGTCATTGCACACCGCCCCACAACAACCAAGGTTGTCGGAACTTTCATTAGCGCGCCGACCAGCAAAACATTCTCCGGGACGATCGCGATACGCGTATAGACACCTGCATGCAGCGCCTCCCTGATTTCAATCTTTAACTGAGGCGCTTCCTTGACGCTCTCTTCGATCCCACGAATCAACAAGAGCTCTTTCGGAGAGCAAGCCATTATTTGCATAAGCCCTCCAAAAAGAAGACTGAATTTGTTTTCTCAGCCTTGTGAGTGAGGAGTTTTTCAAGCCTCGATCCGGCCGGCGCCGAGACAAAAAGCCCTGCCGCTCCGAAAAGAACCGCCGTGTTTCTCGCCCACTGCAAGAGCTTGAGGCCGTTGTTTCCTGTTCTAAAGGACTTGGTCAGGAACAAACTTTCCGTAGAGGCAAGCACTTCCCCTTTGAAGTGCGGCACGAAAGAAAAGACCACGGCCACGAAGCCAACCAACGTGTCTCCCTCGAAAGCACCTGCGGCCTTCAGAAGGCCCAACTCTTCAAGCTTGACATATTGGTCCTCATTAGGAGGCGAGGCTGCTAGAGTCCTGTTCGCACATTCCTTGGAATACTCTTTGATTAAATGCCGTGCCTCAGGATATGAGAAAAAATCCTTAGCACCTACGGGACGGATTTCAATCTCTGACATTTCGCCTCCGTTCTCGCCAATCGGAAAGTTCGTCCCAAATATCTATCAAGAATATGGCTATGGGCTTAAGTAGTAAAAGACCCACAATTACAAGCGCACCCTGCACTTGTAATGGCAACTCTCCAAAACGCAATACCGTATTCACAGGCTTTTCTCCCTGTCGAAACCTAATTTATTTCTAGGGATTGTCAGGCAGATTTCTTTCGTTATGTAGACACCCTAGGCGAAGGGGTCGTAGGCATTCCTGTCTAATCCTTGAACATTTTCAGTTCTGGGGGCCGATTGGTACTCCGGCAGTTCATAAGCAAAGGTAAGCGCCAAAGCATCCGCGATATCGGGAGAGTGCAGCCCACGCTTTTTCATCGAGTCCTTGCTCTCAAGCTTGATCGCACCGTTGGGCAATATCTCATACTCAGGAGAAATCAAGTCAGCCAAGAGACCTTCGTCTTGGGGCAGCAGGCCTTTGCTCTTAATCCACTCCTTCATGCGTCCCCACATCTCGTCTCGCTTAAATCGATAAGCCGTCGGATCGTCCGCACTCCACCCGAAGTTGACTCCGTAAACCTCAAAATATCCGTCATCTTGCAGGACATCCACGGGGCCTCCGCCCACGCCGCCTTCGTCAACGTGCACACGTACCTCATTGAAACCAAGACGCCGGATACGTGCTATCGCGGCCTTTACCTTCGAAACAACCTCGACGGTAGACAAGCCTCTATAGCGCTCAAAAGGAAGGCGTCCGTCGCGTCCGATTCTGTAGTAGATCACCGTCTCGTCGTTACCGTATCGAGCCACGTCTACTCCGATAATGGCTAAATTCGCTTTGAGCCCTCCACCCGGACGAGCCATTGCCTCCTCAACAGACTTTGTCGAAATAAACTGAGAGCTGGATGCGTTAGGAAACTCGCCCATAACACGAACGCGGAAGAAATCCGAATCTTCTCCGTACTCCTCAAGCCACTGCTGAATCTGCTTTTTGTTCGTAATGTGACACGTGCGGGAGTCGACTTTACGGATATCCCAAAACTTAGCCTTAGCATGGAAGCAGTCATAGAAACGGCCGGAAGATCGCGTCGGGTTACCAAACAAAAACATCATAGGCTCGCCGTCCGTTAAACCACCTTCGGCAACTTCATAGATGGCCGACGGGATAGCAGAGGCCTCGTCGAAAATATAAAACGGAGTAGAGGAAGCCGCATGCAGACCGGCGAAAGATTCCGCGTTCTCTTCTCGGCACGTCAGCGCGTCCACTCGCCAAGATTCGGGAGACTCTTTGGAAACGATGGAGGTGGCTTTCATATCGAACATGTCCGCAACGAGTGAGCGGCGCATCCACTTCGTAATCTCAGCCCATGTCTTCGTTTCAAGCTGATTGGCCGTATTCGCTGTCACCACGCCTTTGCAGTTTGGACGCGTAGCCATGATCCAACACACAAGCCACGCCGTAAAAGCTGACTTTCCAATACCGTGGCCGGAGGAGACCGCCATTCGGATCGGATCAACAGCCCGCGAACCGTCGAAACCTCTCTCCTTGACGGACGCGCCAATGTCATCAAGCATTTGACAAGCCCACTCATCAGGCCCGAATTGACAGTTTGGGTAGCGGGAAGCCCACGGCTCTTTGAGCCTCACGACAGATGTTTCAGGCAGTTCTCCCCATGGAAACGCCCACATCACAAAACGCAAAGGATCGTCATAGCACTTCGCTAGTTCGAGATAAATATCGTCTTGATTCCCAGACATAGAAAAAGCCCACCGTGTAGATGGGCCTAATCTTGCTGGATATTTCCTTTGTTATGTAGACAGGCTTATGCCTTGTTCTTATTGTCTTGTTCGTTCAAACTCTTCAATCACCTCTTTGGAGTCCTTGATAAGCTCACCCAAACAAAGAAGCAGGAAGTTCATACCTTGACATCGGAGTTTGACGTTTTCTAGAGAGGTGCCGTCATCGAGAGCCTCCTTAATAAGCTTTCTTACCGCGTCCTTCCGTGACTCGGGGGTTCCGTCTACCCAGTCAACAGCGTCTCTGTCTCCAGCAACTCCGTGTCGCAAAGTTTCTGTGATCTTTTTTCTAAGTGCCAACGGCTGCCGAGCCATCAACTCAATAACTTCTTCAGATGTAACACCTTTGACTTCTACCATTCTTCCTGCTCCTCTTCTCTAAGTTTGACGCCTTGAAACACCCATCGGGTTCCAGACATACGACCGTCTTTGATTTTTTCTTTCAAGGCCCGAGTGAAAGATGCTTTCGTAAACTGCCCGACCTCCTCTTCGCTGTCCCGAGCCCAGCGCAAAAAATCGTTCCATGCCTCTTTGCTCTTTAGGCCTTGACCGGGTTCTATCTTGCAAGGCTCCAGCCGCTCGGTTCTCCAGCGTTCCAATACGTCTGAGCCTTCTCTCAGTTTTTCTTTTAGGAAACGAACTTCATCTGGGACATTCAGCCCTTCTTTTCGATAACGGGCCAAGCCTTCCAAGACCCAGTTCATTATTCCGGGAAGCTCCTTCCTGAGCTCATCCGTAAGGTTCAAATCTTTTTTGATTTGGGGATCTTTGTCAAAGTTCCTCGGGAACTCTAAGAAAACAAGACGCCGCCAAATACCGTCATCAGTTGCCTTGATAACCGGAAGATGGTTCGTTGAGAGAATCATCGTCCATGTCGGATCGATGGTCTCAACAGTCGACGAATACATCTGACGAGCCACTACAGGATCACCGCCTGTCATGCTCTTAATGCCGGCCTCATTCAGTCGGGCCCCTTCGTCGGTTTCTTGCCCGACTACAAGCCTTGCGCCTTTAAGCGCGATCAGGTCTGCTCTTGCCCCGCCTACCGTAGAGGCTCCTTTGACAATCGAAGCAAAGGTTTCCGAGCTGATCGCCCGATAGTATTCTCCGAATACCCCGGCCAAGATTCGCATTAGCGTGGACTTACCATTGCAGCCAGCGCCGTGAAGGATGATGAAGAGCTCTTCTTTTGTCGTTCCCGACAAAGCGTAGCCCATCAAGGTTTGGAAGAAGAAAGCAAGCTCAGCGTTTCCTAAGCATTCCTCAACGGTTCTTCGCCACCTCGGGCACTTCGCTTCCGGGTCGTAGACTACAGATGAACTTAGAGAAATCTTCCTGCGTTTATCGGGGGGAAGAAACTCTCCCGTTATCAAGTCTATGTCCCCATTATCTACTCCGAAGTATTGAGTTCCCTTATCAAAGTCATTGGCCTTGACCAAGTGGGCAAATTCCCGCTTCATGTTCGTGACAACACGAGAGACCAAGGAGGAGGCCTTCGCTTTGAACTTCCCATACTCCGACCATGCTGCTTTTTGCAATTCTTCCGGAGCGTCCTTGGCCGCCCGAAACATGATGTGTTCTATGGACTGGGCAACCAACGCTGTCAGATAATCGTTCCCGATCCTGTCCCAGTGCTTGCCGTTGAAGAGGTACCACTCGTCGTAGTTCTCAATCCTCTTTAGCTTGCCGTCAAAAAGCTTGTACATGCGCTTTGAAAGATCGAACTCCGTGGTTCCGTTCTCAAAGCTGTCGTGATACTTATTGAACTCCTTAATTAGCCAGCGCATGGTGACAGGATCATCGTGCGCACCGCGATTAAAGGTACTCCACTTGTAGGCAAGCGACTCATAGTCTCGATAACCCGGTTTATCACACGCCCATTCGTTCCAGATCAGCATCGCCTCCTCATCACCTTGGAATTCAAAGTGCAGAGCCATGCCAACGCGGATGTAGGTGTTGTAGTCAGGCTTGTCGATGCCGGCGCCGTTAACGATTTCTCTGGCTTGGGAAAGTGTTAGTCCGCAAGGCTCGGTACCAAAAGGATCGTCATCATTTTGGCCCCCTCCTGAGGCTTGACCTACAGGTTTATAGCCATGCGCTATCGCAATTCTCTCGAAGGCGGCAATGAGCGCCTCAACCTCCTCCTGAGTGATAATCACCAAGTCCTCAGCTGGAAAGCAGGCTGGCTCGCATTGCTCGTCCGCATTGTCCCAGACATAGGGCATCTGTGTTTTCTCGTGGATGTGATACGCCACAAACTGCTTGCCTTTGCCCAAAATCTCAAGACGAATAACCACTCCATCCTTTTCAAAGAACCTACTCGCCCTGCTCTTCCAGCCTGCGGCCTCAGCTCTTAGGATCACAGCCTTTCTCGGAGCTCGGCCGGTACGGACTAATGCGGTTTTCTCGAATCCAAGGATATCAAGAATCTCCTTAACAATTTCTCCATCGGAGCAATCGATATCCAGGCAGCAAATCGGATTCTCTCCAACTCCGCAAAGGATACCGACGCCTGCTGCTTTTTCAGGATACTCAGCGCACTCCTTTTCCGTGAGCGGGTGCTCCTGCCAGGCTTTACCGATCGGTGCTTTGGAGTTAGGACGGATGGCAACAACCTTGTAGCCGTTGGCGACGACCAACGGTCCTTTTTCTCGAATGTAGGATTTAGTCATGGTGACCTCTAGCCTTCTTTTCCGCTCCTTTCTCTTCCTTCAACAGCTGTCTGACAAAAGACCGAATACCTTTCTCAACCAAGATGCATCCCGATGCCTCTCCTCTTCCGGTCCGTAATACTGTCGATAGCGCAACGCCAAACTTACTTGCTATAAAAGCAGATGTGTAACCCCGCTTCCAAAGAGCGTTGACCATACCTTTCGGCGTCCAGTCCATAGGTTGTTCCCCTTAAGAATAATAAGCAATATAAAGCAATATTAACACACTTAACTGCATCCTAACTTTTTGTTTTTATAATCTGAGAGTTTGATATACTAAAAGCTCTTTTATGCAATATAAGGATAATAAAAAATGAAGTATTTAAAAGATAATCTAGCGCGCCTTCTTCAAGAGCAAGGCCTCGCGCCAACTACGTTCGCGACAAAAATCGGATTACAACCGACCACGGTTCTCAGAATCCTTTCCGGAAAAACGCTCCCCCGTCCAGGTACTATCGCAACTATCGCCAATTACTTTGGTCTGACCTCAGCACAGCTTCTCGGAGAAAGTCAAGAGTCAATCTCTTTCAACGAAAACACACCTCTCATCTCTAGAAAATTAGTTCCGTTACTGGATAAAGCAGGTGAAGATCTGACCTCTGTCGTAAGAGAACCCGCAGCATCACTTAGCGAAACACACAAATGGGTTACCCTTCCTTTCTCCGTGGAATCCGACTCGGTCGAACTCGCCGCCGTTGAGGCAAAAGATTCAGCCTTAAAGCCAGACATCAGGGTTGGAGACTTCGTCTACCTCCGATTTGACATAAATAGCATTGAAGACGTGCCCGATGGAGCATATGTGTTAGCCGAACCAAAGAACTTTGAATCTGAGGGGCCTTTGCTTCGTAAGTTCGTTAAAGGCAGAGACTTTAACTCTTCCTTCCTCACCTCCACCAATCCCGAATGGCCCAAGGAGAACCTTCAGTGCGAATACGTGTTGGGAGTAGTTATCGGCAGGAGCGGGAGACTTTAGTCAACAACTTACTGAAATCGTAGGAGCCAAGATGACATGGTTAAAGCTGGCTGTGGACATAGCCCAAGTAGTTATGGGCGTCGCAACTGTATGTTTGCTTTACATGACCTGGGAAGAAAGAAAAGAAAAGATTCAACAGACCAAAGAACTTGAGCGTCAAAAAAGACTTCCAAAAGTAAACGTGACGCTTTCAAAAACTCTCTACGACAATTCTTTTCCGGGTTTAGTGGCGCCTTACTTCTTGGATATCACTTTTCTCCCTTGCGAAGAGCCTTTGATTATTAAGGAGATAGAAACGCTTTGGGGCGGGTTTCTAAATGGAGGCTACACCTCATCGTTATCACAGAAAGGAGTTGAGATCGTGAGCACAAGCCTTCCTCAGGAAGATAATGCTTTACTTGTGCCTTCCTTGGATGTCTCTTGGATCCTGCCTGCGTCCTCTTTATCCAATCGCGCCTTCTTCACAGCATACCTGCTCTGTAATGACATTAGCGCGCAGTCAATGGATCGGAGAGTTGCAATGCTTCGGTTCCGAGACGCTAGTAAAAACATTGCTATCCAAGTAAGAATAACAATAAGCAACAGCTCAATTATCAGTATCGATACAAGCAATAATCCCACTGTTTTCTCCGATTGGGAAAAGCTCAAAAACCAGAATGAACTTCGCTCCTCATAAAGGAGTACGAGTGTTCTCTCTTATGCCAAGAGAGACATCATAAATCTCAAGGAGGACCTTATACAGCTTAAGTCCAAACAAAAAGACCACCAAGAGAAGGCAGGCTGTCTCTAAAAATAAGAAGCAAATTAGATATTCCATCATCCTTACTCCGACCCTTGCAATCTCTTTCGGGCCGATAGTATTGCCTGAGCCCTATTGTCATTCATTGCGACCTTGAGCGTATCGCCGTACTTCTCCGGCGCCCACTTCTTCAAGAGTTCCAGACGGGCATTAAACGCAAGCTTCCTAGCGTACACATTGTCAAATCGCTTGACGGCACGAACCACAGAGCCATCCGCCGCCGTCGTCTCGATAACCTCTTCAACCACCTTCGGGGTCGTAGCGATCTCGAGCGCTTCCTCGGCCAACACGTCGTTGCGTAAGGACTTGGCCTCATCCAACGCTTTAGCAAAGTCCGGGTCCTTCCTTGCAAGCCTTGCTACCGAACCCGGGCCAACCTTGGCCTTCTTGCACCAGTCGGAGATCAGACCTCCATTGGCGATAAATTCGAGCAGACAGGCTTTGCGGGACAGCGTCCATTCACCGTCGGGCGAAACCGGTATCGGTCCGGTAGGCCTTGTGTGAAGCGGCATGACCTGCTCTTTCATTTCGAGCCGGCCTCCCCACTCCCGCTGCTCTTTTGCCGGTTTCCTGCGGCGCTCAGCCACAATCCGGTTCAAAGCTTTCTGAGCTTCTTCCGCGTCCTTGGCGCCGGTGATGACTCGTCGGATACGGAGCTTCGGCGTCCGATCATGCACCACAAGGCCTCCAATAGCGTACGTTAAAAGCCCTTGTCCTTCCGCAGGCTATCGACCAAACGGTTGCTCTGGGCATTTCCATCTTGGCCGCTATCTTGCTGTAGGACCAACCGAGGCTTCGGAGGTAAAGGACATGTTCCACATCGGATTCCGTGTAGACGGCTCGTGGGTGATCAGTCCCGATTCGCCTGTGGGATTCGCTGTAGGGAACAAGGTTTTTCATTCGATATCTTTTCTCCGAAACCTGGGTTTGTTTCAGGTAGTTTCCTACTTAATTTTTTCTTTGTCAAGAAAATTTTAATCGCTTCTAAATCGAACCCCGTGTTTTTGGTGAACGGCAAAATTTTTCCCGTTCGAGTCAAAATGGTTCGAAAATACCCCCACCAATCGGTCAAGGTAGAGGCCGGAATCGGGCGAAAAATCCGGGGGTGCCACCCCGTGGGGGTCGTGCTTTTTAGACTTATTTTTCCTGTATATTCAGCTAGTTATTCAACATAACGGATATTATGTTGAGTGATTTTCCGAGGGCGAAAGCGGCCCCGCGCGCGTTTACCGGACCATCCTAATCCCGCTATTTTCTACCACTTTTGAAAACAAGCGCCGAAAACCTTCTAAATACCAATTAAAGTTTTTATTTGAACCGTGAAAATATTCCATTTTGCAGTTCTACAGGATTTGACAGTTTTTTTATAAAACTTCTATATATGTATATTTACTATTTTCTCTAATAAGAAAATGTTCTAAAAATAAAGTAAAAAACAGCAAAACTGCAAGGGAAAAATATTCCAACTTGGAAAAATTTCCCCGTTCGACACCCTAACCCCTCTAAACGGGAATAGTTTTCCCGTTCCCCTCCTTTCTTTTTCCTATTTCCGGGCCCGTTAGTTCTCTCCCCGCTTTCCTATTCTGTATAGGTATTTTCCCTTAAATTCTCTGATATTGCTTTTTGTTTATTGCTTTATATTGCTTTTTAGTGCTAGTATTCAGTTATCGGATTTAATTCGATACACAACTTAAAGCAATATTTAAAGGTAAAAAATATGACAGAACTAACCATTTTGACAGCTGAAAAGGCTGAGGAACTTTACGAAGAACTTCCTACCACCGCTCGGGATTTTATTTCCGAAGCGTTTGACGGTATGCAACCCTACCAGCGGGGAATAGCCGATTCAGTTTATGAATACGCAGCTAACCAGGCCGATGGCCTCAATAACTCTCAGATTATTCGTTGGCTCGATACTGACTCCGATTCATTCTATTGGATGGAATCTGTGATCAAAGAAGGGCTTGTTATCACGGATCGGTCTTATGGCTTTTATAACCACGTTCAGACTGCTATCCAGCGCCAAACCGAGGACGAAACCTTTGAAGTATTAAAAGACGTTCTCCGCTGGTATGCATGTGCTGCCATTGCTGAGGCATATCCGGCAATCAGTGAAGGCGCCGCGGATGCAATCGACGCCCACGACTTTGCAGCTCTCGAAACGTTCGACGATGTGAAATCTGACGCCGAGAACATTATTCAAGTTTGGGACGAGGAGTAAAGCCATGGAATATAGATATTATGCTCAGGCCTCTGTAAAACGCACATTCAAGGGCCTCACGGTTATCGCCGAAGCTTTCAATGAAATCGAACCGGCTGACACAATGGACGGGGACGATCCCGCGGTCTTTACCTCTTACTCCCTTGAGTATCAGGATCAGGACGGCAACGCTATCGCCGAATATAACAACGCCGGCTTTATTTGGTTTTGGCACGATCCGAAAACAGGTGAATTATTGATAGATGCCTCAGAAGGTGACTCCGAACTCACAGACTTGGAAGGGAACCCGATAGAAGCCGAAGGCCTTGCACGCATTAAGTCGCTTGTCGGCGGTGAGGTTGCCTTAGCTCATTTAGTAGGAGCTGCCGAGCGCGCCTTATTCAAGAATAAGAAGCTTGTCAATTTGGCGGAATCCGCTCTAAAAGATTTTGAAGCCGAATTAAAAGAAGAGGCCGAAGCATGTTAGACGAATTCACATCCGGTAAATACCGTTACGAGATTTACAGCACCGGCCGCCTGATCACCTGGTTACGGATCGACACTGAGAACGCCACGGCTCCAATTGAATCCAGGTGCCTAAAACCAACCGCCCGGCGCCGTGAAGTGATAGCTGCCTTTAACGCCTAGGCAGCACCGGAGGGCGCCGGCCGCCTCCTTAAATCCGGGCCGGGTTCTATAAGTTCATTCTCTCGAGTGGATTTATAAAACTAAAAAGCGGTGTTAATTCGCTGCTTCGCTCTTTAAAAACTTGTGAATGACTTCTAGAATAATCCTTATCCCAAACAAGGATTATTCAAAAGATGATCAAGCCTATTTTTGCCTATGCCTTAATCTTCGTTATCCTTATTCCGTTGCTTTTCCTATGGTTGTATTTTGATTTAGGCAACGAATATATTTTTAGTGGAATTGCCCTGCTTTTAATCTATGGAGCGGCAAAGGGACTAGATAAATTACCTAAAAGGATCAAAGATAAGCTAACAGACTAGAAGCATTCACAAGTTTTTAAAGATTGAGGCGCTGGATTAAAACTCCGGCGCTTTTTGTTTTAGAAAGTTTTTAGACCTTAGGGACGATCCCCAAACAGAAATAAGGACGCATCCGGATAAAACCCCGGGCGCGTCCTTTTTCGTTTTTAGGACAAGCGAAAAATGATTTTTAGAAGGATTGAAATTAGGGCGGTAAGGGCTCCGGAAGCCTTAGACGGTATCAAGGCCTCAGCCAATTATATCGCTCGTTTAACGATCGATAACAAGCCGGCTCCGGTTGTCTCGTTTATTTATTTTGATTCGAGCTTTTCCGGCTGTCCCTTAATTACTCAGGTTGACGATTTTTCCCGCGCGCTGGTGTATCGCGTCCTGGTGGCGGGCTCAATCCGTGAGGCCCTTCGTACTGCTGCTAAGCAATTAGACGCCGGGAAGGAAAAGATCAAGTTTACCGCCCGGGTGGATTTAACCAGGCGCCTGAAGTTTCTTAGTCCCGGTTCCCCGATGGTTCAAATATTAAAGGAATCAGTAAAGCCGGAAGTTTTTCCGGTTCCTATTGAGCACTTGACTAACCCCGTGAACTCATAAAAGGAGTTTATTTAAATGAGCATTGAAACTGAACTTAAAACATTTAATGAGCATTTTGGACGCTTCATTAAAACCGAAGAAGAAAAAACGGCCGCGATTTCTAAACTTGCGGATGCGATTTCTCAGGCGGTCATTAGCCCCGCAGAAATGCGAATGCAGCCCACTCCTGCCCCCGTGCTGAACGAGGCGAAAATGGCTGAAGTTCCTTCCGCTCCTGTCCAAGTTCCTAAACAGAAGTCTTCTAAACCTCAGACGAAAGAAGTACCTACAGAAGTATCGGAGAAAGAGCAACCGATTGAGACTGACAGTCCAACCCAAGAAATGTTGGAGCAAGCAACAGCAACAGTTAAGAAGTTGTGTGAACAACTGTGCAATGCCTTGGGCGGTCGAAAACAGGTTGTAGAGTTCATCAGATCTTTCGGTCACGGAGGAAACGCTAAGGAATTTTCCTATGAATTAAAGCTCAAGTTCATTGAGTTCGCTTCTCAGAAACTGCAATCCCTGGAGGCTACTCATGCCTAGCATCGTCCCCATTATTGAGACCGGAGAGCACAAACATTCCTTTTTACAGCCCTCTTCAGCTTTCCGTTGGCTAGATTGCGTAGCCGCTCCTTGGGAAGAGCAAGAAGCAGTTAAAAAGAAACCCTCTCTGGCTGATGCCGGAGCCTATGCCGACGAAGGTACAGACGCTCATTCGGTTGCTGAGCAGTGCTTATGCATTATGTTTTCGGAAGGCAAAGAGCCTGATGAAATCGTTCCTGAGATTCTTGATGAATCCCTCAGACCTCACATTAAAGCCTATCTCGAGACCGTTCGGGATACGTATTTTGAAGAACCCGAGACCGCGGGTATTGAGACGTCGGTCGATCTCTCGCTTGTTGTCGGAGTCAAAGACACTTGGGGTACCGTTGATTGCTACGTGGTAAGCGGCGGAGAACTCTATGTGTTTGACTACAAACACGGGCAGGGAAAGATTGTTAGCGCGGAAAAGAACCCACAGATGATGCTCTATGCGCTCGGCATCTTATCCAGTCCTGAATTCGCAGATATCCAAAAAGTCCACCTTTGCATTGTTCAGCCCCGGGCTGACAATATCTCTAAGTGGAGTACCACTCGTGGTGAACTGCTCCAATGGGTACCGGATGCGGTTCTTGCCGCGGCAAGGGCAAATGAAATTCGAAATGACCAAGCGGCTATCGATGAGGATTACGCCCCGGATGTCGAGCGCTGCCGGTGGTGCAAAGGAAGAGATTTTTGTCAGGAAAGGGCCAAAGATCTCAGTCAAGAACTTGATCTTGCGATTGAGTTCCCCGCCCCTGCTTTAGCTGACTCCGAGACTTTGGGACGGATATTCAACACAACGCCAAAGCTTAAGACATGGCTTAAAGATATCGAGGAAGAAATCAAGGATCGCATCTTTAAAGGCAAGAAAGTCCCCGGAGTGAAGCTCGTAGCAGGCCGTCAAGGCGACAGAACTTGGAAAGATCCTGCTGAGGCCGAAGCACTGCTTAAGAAATTCAAGGTTCGCCAGGACGACATGTATGTACGCAAAGTAATCAGCCCGACTCAGGCCGCAAAGCTTTGCAAGAAACTCATCGACCCGGAAAACAAAGAAAGTACGCGAACCGTCATTGGAAAGAAAACGCAGTGGCCGCAGCTTGAAGAACTGATCACACGAAAAGACGGAGATCCGAGGTTGGTTCCGAGTTCAGATCCTGCTCCGGAAATCTCTTTGGGTTTCGAAGAGGCGGATTTCAAGGACAACGGAGATGGAAACCAACCGACAGCAGCCTAAGGATAACAGCAACCCTTTACCGCCGTTTGCACAATATCTTCTTAAGCAAGCGGCAAAAACAGGCAGACCCTATTCGAAAGAGCGTCTTGCCGCCATCGATAAGGCCGTTCAAAGCGTTAAACGGTCTTGTCCTCAACACTTTAAGGAGTAGTCATCGTGACTAAAAGAACTAACGTTATCGTACTGAAAGACGTACGCATCGCTTTTCCTCATGTCTATGAACCCGTTCGCCCTTATGGAACGGAAGCAGAAACCGAAGAGGACGTCTCCAAAAAGAAGGAATGGAGTGCTCAAATTCGTATTTCTAAAGAGCAGTTTGATCGAGTAAAAGAGCTGATTGGCAAGGTTGCTCAAGAAAAATGGGGCCAAAAAGCCACTCAGATGCTCAAGAAAATCTCAATGAATTCTCCGAAGAATATGTGCTGCCGTGAATTTGAAGACGAGAACACCGGAGAAACCTATTACGCCATCAATGCCAAGCGAAAAGAATATAGAGGCAAGAACGGTCAGGGCGGAAAGAATCTGCCCCCACAGACCTGCGGCCTTGACTGGAAGCGTATGACAACAGCGGACGATCCCGAGGCCATTACCGACGGATGTTTCGCAAACGTCAAACTATCATTTTTCTGTTACGACCAAGTGGTCATTGGCGTCGGCTGCGACCTGTGTGCTCTGCAATTCCTGAAATCAGGGGAACCCTTCGGTAAAGGCGGAGTAAGAGTTGAGGACGGAGACTTCCCTGATCTGTCTGCTCAATCCACCGTGGGCAACATGCCCGAGAACGAGGAAGACCCCTGGTAATTAAGGCAGATGCTTTATCATAGAGGCATTCATTCGAGTGCCTCTTGATAAGGCAAGAGCGTGTGCAGTCGGGGACGCTTCCCCGGGCCGGCTACAGGCGTGTCATAGCCTTTACCACCGGTTCTAAATAGAAGAGCGCTTCTATGCACGTTCTGCCTCCAAATTCTTATCGGAGACACTTGAATGGATTCTCTACCTATCGCCTACTTTGACTTAGAAACTTTCAGTTCCGTCAATCTAAGAACCTGCGGCACGCACGCCTATGCTGCCAGCCCTGACGCTCGGGTTCTGCTTTGGGGCTATGCCCTGGACGATGCGCCTGCCAAGGTGTGGGACGTGCACAACGAGCCCATGCCGCCGGATCTTCTTAAAGCTCTTGAAGATGTCGGACTTGGGAAACGGCTGCATGTCTGGCAGAACGGACAAGCCTTTGATACCGTCTTCCTCTCTTATCAAACAAACGGAGGTCCTGCACTCCCGCTTGAAACCTTAGTCGACACCATGCTCATCGCCTATGAGCACGGCTTACCCGGAAACCTTGCGGGCATGTGTGAAGTTTTCAGACTGCCTCAGGACAAAGCAAAAGACAAAGACGGTGTGCGCCTGATTAATCTCTTTTGCAAACCTACGCCCTCAGGAAAGGTCAGAAATAAACAAACTAATCCCGAAGATTGGGCGAAATTTATTAACTACTGCCGCTTGGACATCGAGTCCATGAGGGAGGTTTATAAGCGCCTGCCAAAGGCCAACTGCACGGATTATGAACGACGCTTACAGGTCTTAGACGCCGTCATTAATCGCCGCGGAATATGTGTTGATATGGACTTAGTCCATGGAGCTATTAAGACAGCAGAGCTTAATAAAAAGCTTCTTGCGGAAAAAACTAAGGAGCTAACTGGCGGTGAGGTCTCGTCCGGGACGCAAAGAGACGCCTATCTGAAATGGTTGAATAAGCAGTACAACCTCGGAATGGAGTCGTTTACCAAAGCAGAAATAAATAAGCGGCTGGATGACCCCGAGCTTCCTGAAGAGGTTAAGGAGCACCTGCGCAACCGTGTGAAATCAGCCAAAAACTCTGTTGCAAAATTCAAAAAGATTGAATCTATCGTAGTTGGAAATCGGCTTAAAGGAACCATGCAATTCCGCGGGGCGGCTCGAACCGGTCGATACGCGGGACGACACTTCCAGCCTCAAAACTTAGCGCGCCCTACTCTTTCCAATGACGAAATCGAATTTGCTATTTGGGCGCTTAAAAACAACTGTCTTGTCGATATTTGGGCTGATCCGGGAGAGGTCCTATCAAACTGCGTAAGAGGCACGATCGTTGCTCCCAAAGGAAAGAGGCTCTGCATCGCCGACTACTCAAATGTCGAAGGTCGCGTGCTGGCGTGGCTTGCGGGGGAGACATGGAAGCTAAATGCTTTTGTCGAGTACGACACGCTGCTTACTAAGAATGGGGAGTGGAAGCTTCCTTACCGAGACGGATGGGATCAGGACTGGGCAACCAATGAGAAAGGTGAACTGATCCACAAAGGACATGACCTTTACAAGCTCACCTACGGCAGAACTTTCAATGTTGACTCGGAAAAAGTAACGAAAGCCCAAAGACAGATGGGAAAAGTGCTTGAACTGGCTATGGGTTACCAAGGCGGACCAAAGGCCTTCCTAACGTTCGTAGAAAACTTCCATATCAATGTTGAAGAAATGGTGGCTGCCATCAGAAAGGCGGTCGATCCCTCTCTTTGGATTCAGAACGAAGGCAAGCTCGATTGGGCAATCAAAAAAGGACTCGTCGAGGGCATGACGCCTGAAACCTGGGTAGCCTTCTCCTCCGTTGCAGATGCTTGGCGACGAGCCAACAGTCACATCACTACGCTTTGGGAAGCTTTAGGCAATGCTTGCCAAGAAGCCATCGGAACACCTAACCGCATCTTTACCGCCGGCAAGAAACTATCTGTGAAAAGACAGGGGGCGTATCTCTATATCCGATTGCCCTCAGGAAGAAAGCTTGTTTATCCGGCGCCGGCTCTCTCAGGTGAGCGGTGCGACATGACCTACTACGGCATTGAGCAGTATTCCAAGAAGTGGAAACCGATCAAGACCTACGGGGGCCGTTTAGTTGAAAACGCAACTCAGGCCGTGGCTTGCGATCTGCTGCTTGAAGCCGGTCCCCGTCTGGAAGAGGCCGGCTACGAGATCGTTCTGTCTGTACACGACGAGTACATATGTGAAATACCTGATGACGAAACGCGAAATCATCGACAGATGGAGGAGCTTATGTCGACGCTGCCGACATGGGCGGAAGGACTCCCACTTGTTGCAGCCGGATTTGAATCATATCGATATAGGAAAGAATAAAGGAGAAAACCAAATGAAGATTCTGAAATTCACGGAAAAAGTCTCAAGAAACGGATACGACGAGAACGTCACCTTCTTTTTTAACTCCGACAAAATCAAATACTTCGGTGTATATCCGGCTAAAAGGGCACTCCGCATTTACTTTAGAGGGGATACGTACCTTACCTTTTCTGATAAGCGTCCGGATATTCCGAATCTTAGCTTAGGCACCGCGCTCTCCGACTTTCTATCAGCCCCGGACGACAAAGAACGTACACAACCGTTTGAGTTGGGTCCGCGGATTAGTGACCCTGTCCTACCTGAAACTACTACGACAGAAGAGATTTTCAGAAGAAGCGAGAAGAGATTGAGGTAGCAGGGAGAAAGTAAATGAACGACAAGGTTTTCTATTTTTCATTCGGTGCGGCAGTCGGCGCCTCACTCATGTGGTTGATCTGTCTGTTTTGTTGGTAATAAGGAGAAGTAAATGGATAAAGAAAAACTGAGAGAAGCCGTAATCATCGGGACATTGGCGGCAGTGCATCTGAAGAAAGATAAGCGTTTCGCCGACGTTAAGCCTCTCGTTCCCATCGTTGATGGGCTGCTTGGCAGTGATGATCCGAAGCTCATAACGATTACCGCAGTCGGGGAAAGCAACGAGCCCTACACGGTCGTTTTCACAAAGGAAATGGCAAAGGAAATGGCAAAGGAAACAGCGGACCGCTTCTATGCCTTTATTAAGCGTATTGAAGCTGAGGAGAAAGCAAATGGATAAAGAAACATTGCAGGAATGGATCGGAGGATTCGCTTTCCTACAGGAAATCATTGGCCGAAAGGAGTACGAACTTGAAATAGCGGATTTTCCTGACCTCGACGGAAAGGAGTACGAGGTATGTGAGGCCGTTCATGACGCTCTCGGAACCGCTCGTGAAGCTCTTTCCCGCGCGTCTCGCAAGATTGACGCATATCTGAAGGAGAACAAATGACCACTGAAAAAGACGAGATCAAAGGCGCATACGAGACTGGCTATGAGGCAGGCGTCAAAGCCGCTAAAGAATCTGCTTACGCCCGCGGTTACCAAGCCGGATACAACGACGTTATTCAGAAGGAGATTCAAAGCCATCAGTCTTACTTCAAACGTTATGTATTGGAGGCCAACAAATGAAGTTTGCGTTTAAAAACCCGGAGTTAGAGAAGTGGCTTTACGAGGGCTTTCACGAGGCGTCAGTTCAAGCGCAGATCGAGAGGCAGTTGGGGAATTCATGTGACGCCATAATTCTATCGGCAGACAGAAATAATGAGTATTTTTGTAAGCCCCACGGCTTACTTAAAGACGTGGATGTGAGCATTTATTTCTTTAAAAAAAGAACTCTGGTCAAGGAGCCTGAATACACGCCCGATCAATGGAACCCATATCCCGAAGTAACACCGCCCTCCGAAGGCTGGTACATGGTAACGCTTGAAGACCCAGAATGTGGTGGAAAAGTAAAAGTTGAAGCTGATTGGTATCACCCGTCTAGCGATAACTGGGGGCTGAATGCGCGGCAGCGCGTTCGAGCGTTCAGGGCATTCCCGAAGCCCTACGAGGAGGAGAAGAAAAGCAAATGAATCTCGAAAAGCTGAAAAAAGCTGAAATCGTATACGGCGAAAAGCTTGACCACCCCGACGATACCTACGGCGACGGACACATCGGTTCTGAAATCTCCATAACTGTCGAAGGCTATGGGTTTACGGCAACCGTTTCAGCGGCAGACGCAGAGTACCTCGCTCGTGCAGGTCGTGTCGTTTCGGCACTGATGGATACAGATGTCTCGGCGGAAAAGGAACCTACTAACAGGCGAAGAAAATGATTAAGAAATATGAAATTATCAAAGCCGATTCCCTTCTTATAGGCACACACATACTCTACCGAATAAAAGCGCTGAGAGATTTCAGTGGCGTAAAAGCCGGTGATCTAGGCGGTTACATTAAATCAGAAGAGAACCTTTGTCACAACGGCACCGCCTGGGTCGGCGGGAACGCGTGGGTCAGCGGCAATGCTAGGGTCTATGGAAACGCTCAGGTCTACGGTGGTGCTTGGGTCTATGGCAGTGCCCAGGTCAACGGCAATGCTAAGGTCTATGGAAACGCTCAAGTCTGCGGCATGGCTCAGGTTTGTGGCGATGCTCGGGTCTGTGGCGATGCTCGAGTCCGCGGTGAAGCTGAAATTAAACAAGAGCGCGACTGTCAGATCTTTACCGGCGTCGGAAGGAATATCGGAACACTGACCGCATACAGAACAAAAGACGGCTCAGTCGAACTTACGAGGGATTGTTTCAGAGGAACGATTGGAGAGTTTAGAAAGGCCTCCGAAAAGTCCCATGCAGATAATCCGAAAATCAAACAGCATTATGAGCTGCTGTTACAAGCGATTGAATTGTGGTTTGGTGAAGGAGACGCGGCATGACAACGCCGGAAGGACAAAACACACTTTTCCTAAAGAAAGCCTGCAAGAAGCTCGGTATCTCAGCGTTCAAGCTATCGTTTGAAGGAACAATCGGCGCACCGGATTGGCTTCTCATGCGAGACGGCAAGCATATTTTGATTGAGCTCAAAGCTCCGAAGCGCGGCAAGCTCTCACCTCCACAGCAGCGCATGATTGATCTTCTTTCAGAAGAAGGCGGTTTTGAAGTCTTTGTCTGCAACAACGAAGAGTCGATCCGCACTGCCATCTGCTGGGGACTTTTCGGCGGTATGGATGTGACGAGGGATTTATGAAATACACTCCGCGCTCGTATCAGGAAAAGATTATCCGGCACATCATGAGCCGAAAACGCTGTGCCGTTTACGCAGGCATGGGGCTCGGCAAAACGTCTGCCACCCTGGAAGCCGTCCGTCGAATCAGACTTAAGCACCCAAAGCTCAAGACGTTAATTATTGCACCCTTGCGTGTTGCTCAAAGCACGTGGCCTGATGAGGTGCGGAAGTGGGATGACTTCAAGGGCCTGCGGGTATCAGTCGTCTGCGGCAATCAGCGCCAGAGAGTACAGGCATACGAAAATCCTGCGGACATCTACACGATCAATTATGAAAATATCCCTTGGCTCGTCAACTATAGCGGAGACCAATGGAAGTTTGATCTGATTGTCGTGGACGAAGCCACGCGGCTCAAAGGCTTCCGCTCCCGCCAAGGCACTCAGCGAGCCAAGATGCTTGCCTCGGTTGCCTACAAGTCCCAGGGTTTCGTGGAGCTTACCGGCACTCCCGCGCCAAATGGCCTGCTCGATCTTTGGGGTCAGCTTTGGTTTATCGACAAAGGCAAGCGGCTCGGAAAGTCGTTCTCAGCTTTCCAAAAGAAGTACTTCTATCCGATCGCGCATGGAGGAGCCGCTCAGCGCTGGTGCGAGTGGAGGCCCTTTGAAGGATCAGACCAAAAGATCAGAGCCCTTCTCTCTGACGTTGCGATAACTGTAAACCCTGAGGACTATTTCGATGTGGCGAAGAATATTTTTAATGACATTGTGGTTGAACTGCCTAAGAACGTCATGCGTCAGTACAGGAAATTCGCTCGTGAGCTCTATCTTGAACTTGCAAGCGGAGAAGAAATTACGGCCGCAAACGCTGCGGTCAAAACTAATCGCCTGCTGCAAATGGCGTCGGGTGCGGTTTACGCTGAAACCGAAGACGGAGGACACCACCTTGTCCACACTGCAAAAATCGAAGCTTTGGGCTCTGTTATTGAAGAGGCTAACGGTGCGCCGGTGTTGTGCGCCTACAGTTATCGACATGAGGTGGAACGTATCTGCCAAGCTTTCCCTTTCGCCCGAGTGCTCGACACGTCACCGCAGACTATTCGTGATTGGAATGAAGGAAAGATACCGCTCCTACTCGCTCATCCGGCATCTTGCGGACATGGGCTCAATCTCCAGGACGGCGGAAACATCCTTGTCTTTTTCTCATGCACCTGGTCGCTCGAACTACACGATCAGATCATTGAACGTATCGGCGCGGTCCGCCAGGCTCAGGCAGGCCATGATCGTCCGACCTTCGTTCACTACCTTATAGCCAAAGGAACACTCGACGAAGCAGTTAAAGAAAGACTGGCAACCAAACGAGATGTGTTGGATGTACTTCTGGATAGGAAGCAGGAAATCTTAGGGGACGATGATGACGATTGATCAGCAGGTGCGAATGCTCGCTACAGCCGGGAAAACTCCGTACGAAATCGAGGAAGAGTTAGGGTTAGCGCACTACACAATCCATCTCTCCTACCACCATGCACTAATGGTTGGATACGAAAGAAGATACTCCGGTCTCAGCTCAGACGATAAGGATTATCAAAAGGACTATTACGCGAGAAACCGCGAGTGGATCGCCTTCAAGAAAAAAGAACGGCGGGCAAAGGAGCAAGAAAATGGCCAAGAACAAAAAGCCGCGTAAGTCATACAAAGCAAGACCCGTCCATTGCTCCGGATGTTTTTACCCGAGAGAATGGATCAACGAGATTAAAGACATCATTAACAAAATCGGTCTTGTAGCAGAGATCGTTCTCCCTCGAGGTACGGCAACGGACGACCAGATGCATCAGCTCCAGGACCTGTTGAACTGGGGCGGCATGCTGATGTTTGACCGGAAGTTCAAAGGTCAGGAGGCGGCAGTCGCTGAGTTTCGAGAGCGTCATTACAAGGCCCTTCATGCTCAGGCAAACATCGTACAAAGAAAACGCAGCGGAGTAACGGCCCATTACGTTGCCCGAGCTGGAGAACTTAAGGACCTCCAGGGTGTATGTGCGGAGATTGTTGAGATGCTCAAAGAGGCGCTCGAGCTTGCACCTCAAAGAACGGTCCGGGAGTTCCTGGCAGCAGTTCAGATCGTGGACGAACAGCACGCTAAAAGTACAGAGCACGGCGTTAAAGAGATCGCCTCTTCAGCAAGAGCCGTGCTTAATCAGCGCCACTTTAGGAGGCCAGCTAATGGCACTCGCGAAACGCAGAAAACCAATAGAGACGTTGCCTGATTGGTGTCTAAGAAGGAAGGACCTTTCTTATTCTGCACGGGTTCTGCTCTACTTCTTTCTCTACAACGTCAACCTTCGAGGCAGAGTGACATTGACCCGTTTGCAGGAGGTCTCAGGTCTGGCCTACGAGACGCTGAGAAGAGCTCTTAAGGCTTTGAAGCTAAAAGGCATCATCTATCAGGAACTTATGGGCCCTACTCGTTACGACGGGTATGCCTATTCTTTAAGCATCAAGCGCCTGAAGGAGCTAGGCGCACCCAACGTGGAAGAGTTTTTCAGAGGTTATAAGAATGAAAAATAAATTGACATTGATTGCAGACCATTACGGTCTGGGAACTCAGCTTTTAAAGCTGGCAGAAGAGTGCTCGGAATACAGTGCGGCTTCTGCCAAGTGGAACGTATACAACCGACTGCTAAGCAAGACAGGCCGCAACCGCTTCAAAGAAAAGAGAGATGCCGCGGCAGTTGACTGCATGAAGGAAGTTGCAGACGTCTTGGTACTTGCTCGACAGGTCGAATACCTGATGGAAAGTGACCCTGAGTTTAAGACCGAAGTTGAGAAGCTCATGGATGCAAAGTGTGACCGTCAGATCTCCAGAATCGAGGAGGAACTTCAGAGCACCCAGACCGATAAGCTCGATCTGAAGGACACCATCGACTTCATGCTCTCCGGAAGTGTTGAGGAGCGGATGATTGCAGAGTATCAGCAGCTGGCAATCAGAAAGAACAAACTCGGTAACTTCTTGTGGGCAATCAAGCAAGGCAAGACCGCACCCATTGATCCTGAGCTCCACAAAAATCTATGGCAGCAGTTCAAGGCTATGACCAGATACAAGAAGCTCCTGGAAGAAAAGGCTCGCCTTATGAAAATGGATTTAAAGGAGATTTGCCATGTCTGATCTTGTCAACCATCCCGCTCACTATGAGGAGCAGTCCATTCGCTTAGAGCCGATCGATTTCTGCGAGCGTCTGCCCTTTTGCCTCGGAAACACCATCAAATACTGCTTTAGGGCAGGACACAAGGAGGGCGCCTCGGAAGTACAGGACCTTAAAAAAGCTTTGTGGTACCTGAAAAGGCAGTCGGAAAGCCACTTCTCCTTGCGTTTGTCGGACTCAGAAAGACATGAGCTTTCATACTGGTACGCCTGCTTCCTAAAAGATAAAGGGGTGCTCGGAGCGACGGTCAAAAAGTATTACGAGACTCCCGTCAGATATAACTTTAGCTTTTGGACCGCGCTACAAGAGTGCATCGAGAACCGCATTAAAGTACTGATCGCTTTGGAAGAGGTCAGAAGAAGTAGCCCTGTGGAGGATAAAAAATGAGTAAACAGATTCTCGACAAAAGTGATGTAGCCGCTCGCACGGGACGGCATGTTAAAACCATCGAGCGTTGGATCCGTGAAGGCTTCTTCCCCGGCGGCCACTATATGAAAGGCCGCCAAGTATGGACGGAAAAAGAATTTTCAGACTGGTTCGCTAAGCTGCCCATGCGGTTGCAGAGCAAGAACAGCGTCAGCCCAGGCCTGCATGACGGGACGGCGTAATTCCAACAGGTCGCTTCTTTGATAAGCTTGAACGACAGCGTTGCCGGCAGAGTGCATTAAACACTTCTCCGCAACGCTGTCGTTTATTTCATTCTCAGCCGCCCAATCTCGGAAAGTCGAGCGAAACCCATGCATCGTGGCATTTGTCCCGGTCATGCGTTTAAACATCGTAGTAAGTGAATACTTGCTACCCTCCTCGCCATTGATAGCGAACACAAACTCACTTGTGCGCTCGATAGATTTCAGCACTTCCAGAGCTTGGCGACTCAGCGGAACTCGGTGTGGATAGGGTTTGCCGTCCTTACGTCTCTCCGGCGGGATGCTCCAAATATTATTCTCAAAGTCAAACTCCGACCATTTAGCCCCGCTTGTCTCCCCTACTCTGCATGCTGTCAAAATTGTAAATACAATGATTTGGCGGGTTCTATTATTCGTTGGCAGGAAGAGGCCGATCTTTTCCTGTAATTCCTCAAAGGGCATGGAGGTGTAGTGCTGAACCGTCCTAACCTTAGATGGAGGAGGTAAGTACTGATCAAGGTTTCCCTTCCACAGAGCACAATTAAATTCCAAGTACCCGTCGTTTACAGCATAGGCAAGAATGTTTTCTAACCGAGTCCGGATCTTCTGCGCTGTCTCGTTCTTGGTTATCCATATCGGCTGAAGGACGGCCAAGACGTCCATACGTTTGATCTCGTCTATTCTTTTGTTCCCGATAACTGGATAGACGTAGGTATCGAAGTACTTCACCATATTGGTGTAGGTCTTCTCGTTGAGCCAGCACTTCACATCTTTGATCTTTTCCAATGTTTGATCGGCGAAGCGCTTAAAGAGCGGCGTATCGTCTTTCAGATACTCCTCCTCTAATTTCTCTTTCTTTGTCTTCAACAAAGACTCGCCCGCTGCCAATTTACCTAGGAACTCTTTGGCAGTATTCTTGGCTTGAGTAAGATCAACCTTGCTCACCGAACCAATGGCCTTGTCATAGCGCTTGCCGTTTAACATGTAGCGAAACACGAAGCGCCGGGTATTGCCTCGAACGATATAGACTAAGTTCGGCGCAACGGTATAAAAGCCTTCAGGCAGGGTCAGATAATTCTTCAGCGTCACCCTTGTTTTCATCACAATAAACACTTCAAAAACACCACAGTAAGCATAGCAAAATTAATCTTCTTCTGTTCCTTAATGCTCCCAATCGGAAAATTTTTCCAATTTAAAATTGTTATTTTATGTTTGTTTTTAAAGGATTTTTATCAACAATGTTCCAGAGTGCTCCACTTGTGAACCCCCTGCAATCTTTACAAGGTTAGAAGATTGCCTGGCGCGCCACCAAAGTTAAAAGAATATTTCTTGGAAAATCTCGCTTAGGCGGGATTTTTTTCATTTCAGCACCGTGCGCTTTTGCAAAGCCCTGAGATTTAATGACATGGAACCCCTTTGCTCCCAACGAAATAGAGAGAGCAAAATGAAAGTGACAAAGTTCTCATTAGAGGTGATTCCATGTCAGTTAGAAGGATACTCGCAAAAACTATCGATACAGATCTCGAATACGAAGCCATCGGTATAGATTTAGCTAAGAATTGTGTCAGTGCTGCTCTGTTAACAACAGATGGTGAAGTGGTCTGCATCGACCGGCTTGACTATTCTGAGCTCGAGAAAAGTGCCCAGGCGCTTAGTCCTACGACGTTCGCCATGGAGCCGTGCACTGAAATGAATTATTTAGTTCAAAAGTTAGAGGCTTGGGGGCATCGTTGTCTGGTTATCGGCGGCAAGAATGTACAGAACTACGTTGAAAATCATTATTCAGGCCAAAAAACTGATTTAAATGATGCTCAAGCTCTGGCTTTTCTAGCCCAAGATAAACAGCTGAGGACAATCAAAGCCAAAGATATAGAGCAACAAAAGTACGCGAGCTTAACAACGCTGCGGGAACAATATATCAAACAATATAGACAGACCATTGTGTCTTTAAAAGGGATTTGCCAAGCCTGGGGATTGAATATATCGAAAGGAATCAGCGGGAAAGCTCAATTGAAAGATCTGATTGAAAATCACGCAGCTTTTCCGGAGGAACTGAGGGAAAGTCTCGTTGACATGGTCACACACGCACAAACGACTCAAAAGGTCTTGAATAAAATCACCAAAACTCTTGAGGTGTTGGCTAAGAACGATAAAGTTTGCCAGCTAATTCAAACGATTCCGGGACTGGGAACAATCTGCAGTTGCAGACTTCGTGCAACGATTGGAGACATCAAGAGATTTAAAAATCCCAAAGATTTTCCTGCCTATTATGGCTTGGTACCAAGAAGCATTGCCACAGGGCACAATGAGAAAAAAGGAAAAATCACCCATCGTGGAGACAGGACAATGAGGTCTTTAATGGTGCAAGGGGCTGGATGTGTGATCCGCTTGGCCACTTGTGGAAAATTAAAATCCAAACAGTTAACGAAGTGGATTTTGAAGAAGCAAAAAGAAAAAATGCCGTGGGGAAAACTAGTATGCGCCGTTGCCGCAAAGCTTTTACGGATCGTTAGAGCTATTCTTATCAGTAGCAAACCATATAACCCAAAAATAGCGGGGGTCGCGAAATGCTCATTGTCCAAAGGGAGCTAAAGATTTAACTTACAGTTCGAGCACAATCGTCTACAACTAAGCATGAGAAAGCCGAAAGGCCCGCTCCACAGCCCGAAAAACGCAATTAGCGTTGCAGCTATCAGATTTTAAGGGGCACGAGCGGACTGATCTTGAAGTTCATGGTAGGCAAATAGAATCAATTGAGGTTCTTGAAACAGCCTGGAGAGATTGGTAGATTGGCCTCTTCTGTATGCAACAGCAGACGCATTTAACCTCGAAAAAGATACCTAGACAATCAAAAAATTATGCAAACAGGTCTTGCTTCACAAGACTAAAGGAAAACTTTATCCTAAAGTGCTTGACAACTGCAGGGGTTCCAGAGATTGCGTTTTTCAGTGATCTAGCCGGAGTTCGGCTCCGGCATCCTCGTTAAATTTCAATATCCGTACCTAATAACGTTTCGGCTTCTCGTTCTTCCTGAACATCTTCCGGAGTCTCGGGCCCGGCTCCCGGAACACCAACACCTAACGCTTCAAAGTATTTAATCTTTTTACCGGCAACTTCGTCGAAGTAGTAGCCGTAGTTAAAGCGAGTTTGCATGACGTTATTTAGAACCTGAAGGATCTTTGCGTCGCTCTCGTAGACCAGATTCAGTTTTCCAGCTTTCTTGTTTTCCTTTATATAGCAGCGGATTCTCGAACGAACCATCAGCGACAAGCCCGTCGCAATGAACTGTACGAAGGTCTTTCCTTGCAGTGCCTTGTTGTCAGAGCATCTGATTCGATTGCAGCCGAGTCGGTCCTTAAGCGGTGCAAAGGCGTCTTCTACGCGCCAGCGGTCGGCATAAGCCGTCCAGGCCTTAACCGGATCCTTCTCCGAGTCTGTGACTAAAACTCTAAATCCCTTGTACTTCAAGTAGTCGTCTACTCGGCGNGCGGTCGGCATAAGCCGTCCAGGCCTTAACCGGATCCTTCTCCGAGTCTGAGACTAAAACTCTAAATCCCTTGTACTTCAAGTAGTCGTCTACTCGGCGGTTAACAATAATCAAGCCTTTTTCTTTATCGTTTCGGAAGAATTTTTCTTTCAGCTCTTCCTCCTGCTCGGTCAGGGCTTCATTTTCAAGAAGTTTCTTTTTAATGGTGAGAAGCGATTCCGTGAGCTTATTGCCTGCTTCCTGATAGATGACGGGATCGTAGAACATGTGGTAATAAAGCTCGGCTGTCGCAGAGTTTGATGCCGGTTTCCCGTCTACCGGCCGCGGATCGTATTTCCAATTCACCTTTGCCGTGGCGATGTTCTTTCTGATGTAAGGATCGCCGCTGTTGAGGTCTGCAAACTCCTTTCTATGTTCATCTATGAGTTCTCTGGCCAGACAGCCTTTCGTTCCCAGACGGACATTAAAAATGAACTCAACTTTATTGATCAGACAGTCGTTGATGTTTTTTACGCTGTTATAGCCTTTGTCAGCAACCAGAACGACGTTCTTCATGTTTAGAAGGGCCTGATCGGCAATCGTATGACGAATGGTGCTGACATCTGGAACATTTCCGTCATAAAAGCGATAAAAAATCGGAAGTCCGGACTTCTGGTCTACCAAGAAGAGAACATTTAGCTGCGGCAGCGCATCGTCGTCTTTGTTCTTGCCGTATTCAATATGAGTTAAGCGCGTGGAGTAAGAAGAGATTGAGGTCGAGTCCAGGGCAAGAATGATCTTATTGTCTTCGTCTTCTTGAAGATAGCTGCGCATCAGCAGGAAGTAACGCCGGACATCGCGCAGCTCTATCCTCTGGAAGAGGCGAGTTACTGCCGAGGGGCTCAGCGGCCGCGGATACGGCAGTCTCGTCGTCTCTGCAAAGCTTTCATAGAAGCTAACGTTGTTGTTCTGATTAAGGATTAAAAAGTATGCTAAGGAAAGGATCTTTTTATAGTCTTTGTTCCTTGGGAAGCACTCCTTTAAGAACTCTCCGACAGGAGAGTCGGCAACGATCTGATCTAAGGCCCAAGTAGCACCGGCGTAAAGCTTCTTTATGTTGCGAGCCTGTTCAAGAGTGATGCCTTCTTCGGAGATCTGAGTAAAGACATAATCTTTTCCTTTCCTCTCAACCTGATAGTTCCGAAATTCAGGATGTTCTTGAAGGAAAGCTTCATCAAAACGAATTTTTCCGTCCTTTTGTCCGCCAAGGATTGTCCCAATCTTTTTGGATTCACCTCTTTTGCTTCGCTTGAGTTCTCTATCCCAAACGTTTTTATAGGTGTAAACGTAATAAACGGAACCTGCCTTGTTAATCAGAATCGGAGGAAGCTTCGGATTTGCCAT